AGTGCCTGTTCGGTTGTTAATCACTACCCCAGCATCTTCGTCCAAAGACCACATAGAGATGTTTGAGTATGGGGCACCGTCGTACATCATTTGTTGAAGCTGGTCGTTCGAGTATTGACCGCTACTTCTAGCAGCCATTACCTCAGTAAATGCGTCAGGCCGCATAAGAACAGCTTCGTGTCCAGCTTCTGATTCTATTGGAGCGCCACCAATAGTTGTACGTAAGCTTCGCTGCCATCCCTGCATGCTTGGATCTGTCATAGCCGATATTTCGTCTCGAAGATGATTGGCCATTAAAGGTATTTCAAGCAGCCGAACAGCACCTTTGAGGCCGAACTTAGCTACCTTTTTAATCAGCCCATCCTTAACAGTTTCCTTGACGTTCTTCATTCCATAACGCTCACCAAGCTCCTGTATAGCTGTGGCGGACATGCCCTTCATTCCATCGGCGATCTTATCTAAGTTTTTAACCTTTCTAGCTTTCAGGTACTTAATAACTTCTTCGCCCAGAACTTCTGCACCTTGGGCACCCAAAGCTTCCATTGGTATTTTACGCAATGCTACGTTAGTCCACTTGCTTAAGGAGTCTTTCATTGAGCCTGTTACATTCATGGTTGCCATGTATGCAATGTTCTGCTTAACCATATCGGACAAATACGAAATACTCTGCCTTTGACCTGTTGCTTCAGACAAACCAACTACATTGATAAGACCTTCTGGCACCTTATCCCGAATGTCCATGGGCTTATTGATAAGGTCTTCACGCAACGAGCCAAACATCCCTTCTGTCTCTTTACCTCGAACGACTTGATCCTTCCAAGACATGTCGTCGTAACTGATAGGTTGTCTAAATACAGCAGTCCTTCCTTTGTAGGCATCATCATTAAGCGTTGCGTTTCTTAATGATGACATTAAATGATTCCATGCAGGATGGTTTTCTGGTCGGTTATTGAAAGCATCCGGGCTTGCCTTAACATCCTCTCGTATATACGAAGCCAGCCTGTTTAAGTTGTCTGCATCTTGCTGGCTTATCTGATTCCGAGAAACCATTGTAGATGTCAACTGCTCCATTGAGCCGTACTGCCCTTTACTTAAATCGTAAGTTCGACTGCTTTCAGCCTCTGCTCTTTCTAGGTCGCTAAGCTTATTCCACTCCGCTGCAGTCTGGAATCCCGACAAGGCTTCACCAATGTCAGTCGCACCAGATACCAAGGGAGATTTCTGGATAGCTTGCGCCTTTTGGTAGCTTCGCTTTGCAAAATTAGTGCTTTGGTCAACCTTGTCTTTAGTCCAGTTAGCAGCCCTTCTTATCTTTCCAGGGGTTTTTGCCTCTCCTTGACTAGCTACGTCATTTAAGGAAGGTTGAGAGCTTTGTGTTGTTTGACTTGCTGCTTGCTGATCAGGAACTTGTGCGGTAGTTGGGTTAATCCCTGGAGGAGGATTGACTTGGCTTTTGTGAGTTTGCCCAGTCTCTCCAGCCTTCCGGTCTTGCTCACCATAAGGAATGGACTGTGTTGTAGGATTGACATTAGGTGTGGCAGCCGGCGGAGGTTTGACAGCAGGTTGCGCGGAACTGCTTACTCCTAATGAGCTTATCCACACCGCGGCCAGTTTCTGTCTCTTGGCTGGATCCATAGTGTTTCTTATGTGGACAGGTACATCTTTCCAGGTTTTTCCTGCAGCATATAACTGATCCGCAATTTCCTTGCCGTAACTACCGATTGCATCCTGATACCCTGCCTGCCAGACCTTACTTTCAGGATCTGACACAGGTTCAGCTGTAGGAGTGACATCAGGCTGATTGACATTAGGGGGAGGGGCTGACACGGGTTCAGTGGTAGGAGTGACACCAAGGATCTGCCCTGGCCCCGCTTGCCCAGGATCTACCATACCTAAAAGCTCTCCAGTTATAGGGTCGATTGCAGGGTCAGTCGTAGCGTCAGTGGTAGGACTGACGTCAGGCCTATTAGCTGAATCGCTGTCGCCTATCGGAAGAACACTTTCTAAAGTATTTCCTATCTCCTGAGGGGGGCCGCTTAAATCTGAGGTTGCGGCTTCTTGCTTAGCTCTAATTTCTTCCGCTTTTTGATGCAGCTGATCTTCGGTGGCGAAAGGATCAACCCCTCCTTCAGTTGCTATAATAAGATCCCTATCTATTTCCCGCTGGCTATAAGGTATTTGTTCTGCATCTGGGGCAAAGGGATCAACCATCTCTTGTTCTGCATCCGGCACAACCTTATTTATCGTATTGCCCTGCTCTCCTGTCAGGTCACGTATAACATCCTCTGGTGATACTTGCTCAGCCCGCCCAACTAAAGGATTGTCCATGTCAGGCGCAGGTGCTAGTTGAGATGGCCCTGAAACGGTTTCAGTGGTCGGTTGAACTGCCGGTTGAGGCTGGCTGGAAGGCGGAGGAGCAACAGCCTGAACCTGACTGCCTGTAGTTACAAGTATCTGGGCTGCCATAGACTTCTTGGTTGCCTTAGGCCCTGGCTGTTTACCCATACCCAAGAGAAGCGATTTGAGCTGGCTTTTATTCAGGTTATTGGCTAAATAACTTTCATTGCCCGCTGCTATTGCACGCCGAATGGATTCTTTTTTCTTTGTTTTGAAGCCTTGATTTACTAACCAGTCTTCTATTTCTTGTTCGACCTTATTCATTCCATCATCTTCCATTCCGCCAGCTACAGGTGGTGGATCTTTAGGTGGTTCTCCATCGCCAGTTTCAACAGCTTCATTTACAATTCTAGATATATCATCGTCGGTTTGTATATCTATCTGATTGTTAGCACCTCCGCCCATAAGTTCTTCTTCTGGGATCTCGGTCATTCTGTCTGGGTCATCAAAGGCTGTGAGGATAACTTTAATATACTCTTCGGCTTGAGGGCTAGGCTTGGTGTCAATAGATAGACCAAGCTGATCTTCTACCATTCGGACAATATCGTCTTTAGTTCTGTTTCCTAGGGTGAGTTCGGCTTCACTGAGGCCGAGTTGAATCCCCGCGTTTTTAATCTGGGAGTATGTAACTTTGTCTAAGATGTTATCAATAGGTCTTTGTCCGTCAGGCTGGAACTCCCACTGACTTGGATCTTGCATCATGCTAGCCAATTGTCCAGTTGTAATGTCTTTTGGCATAATGGAATCTTGCCCGTACCGACTCTCCCCTGGCATTTCTCTTCTTGCATCAGCGTGCAATTGGCCATACATATTGCCATCGCTTCGATTCGGTCGGTCTTTTTCGTCTGTAGTCTGACCCCAAAACTGATCTGCGTCTGATTCAAGAGGAGTCTTGGCAAACTGGAATTGGCCTTTACCTGTCCTTAATGTAGTTCTAGCTGCTGAAGCAGAAGCAACTTGAGGTACAGTCATTTGCATACGCACAAGAGTACGCATAACCCGACCTCTCACGTTCTTCCAGGTGCTTGCATTAACAAGCTTTTTATCTGATGTTTTAGCGTTCTTGTCATGTTTAGCCAGCCTATCTAAAATAGCAACCTTCTCTTCGATCGTTGAAGCATTAGCTATCTGAAGTTTGGCATCTAGGTCGAACGTCTGTTGTCCTAAATAAGCTGAGTAGATGTCTCTGTATTGCGGAAGGTTTGCTTTATCTACCGCTTTACCTTTGTTTCGATGCTTAAGCTCTTCATCCGTAAACGCAGGATTAAATACAAGATCCCTAAAGAAAAAGTCAGGATCTACCTTAGTCATGTCTGTATCAGGCTGAAGTATAGAAGGCGTGTATCCTATTGGAATGTTATCATAAGACTTGGCTGGGACGCGCCTTGGAGATGGGGGTATATATTCCCTCTGTGCTGTTGCTGCATCATAAGGAGAAGCAAGTCCACCTGGGCCTAACCTGATTGCATTAGGCTGTTGAGCTAAAAGCTCTGCTTCAGCTTGAGCTTCTGTTATTCCTTTTTGTTTTGCTAAATCTCTAATAGCACGATTGCTAAACGCTTTTGCTGATTCTGTCTTGAGATCAGAGTAAACTTTCCTAAGCTCTTCGTTTGACATCTGGTCAAACAGTTCCATCTCAGCAACCGTATCGAGTTGCCCTCTGCTTTCGACCCAATCTTGATGGGTTCGAGTTCCACCTTGCTCCACCTTAGCTCCCGGAGGTAGCCTTAATGAACGAGTAGGAACATTCGTTTCTCCTGCGATCACTGTCCCAGTACGAGTAACTAACCTGGATTCAAAGGTGGACTTCATAGGGACTAGTTGATAGTTGTTCCCTTTTCTTTTCTCCTGTTTAACAACCATATACCAAGAAGCCAGGCTTCTCTTTTGGCCCGATGGCCCAGGCTTTCTCGACGTTTCTTGATAATGAAAGCCTTCAACCTGATGCTTCATTATCTGAGAAAGCTCTTTGATGATTGTGTTATATTTACCTTCTCCGCCTAGCCTTTCAGCGATTTTTGCTGGTGTGTTTGACTTATTCTTTAGTTCTGGAGAATTGACTTCGTAATAAATACTCTGAAGAGCAGACATGACCTCATCATACTCTTGTGCAGTTTCTATTTCGTTCAAGACGGTGATCAAATCGTCTGAAAGCATATGTCGTTTATATTTATTTGGCTTTCGTCTTTTAGTTTTAAGATGCTTCTTTGTAGGCATCTCAACTGAAGTTACTTCAGGGTACTTAGACTTCCCTCTGAATACTTCTACTTCTGCTTGTTTAACAGGTATCTGCTGAAGCTGGTCTAGTCTTTTAAGTAACCCACGAACGTGTAGCGTTTCTCCTGCTGTCGCAAAATCCTCTGGGCTTGGAGCCATTCTTTCAGGGATGTGTGTTTTCTCAGTTCTAAGTTGATTGAGAATTTTTGGCTGGCTGCTTGAAAGTATTCCAGACAACAACGACTTATGTATCTGCGCCTGCAGACTGTTCCTGACAATATTGTCTTTGCCAAATGGATTCCTTTTCAGAACGACAGAACGCCCCTTAATCTTTTTGTCGCTGTCAGAGCTTTGTTCTGTAGTCAATCGGTATATGATCGAATCAACTATTCCGGTTTCAAAGAGCTTGTCCAACTGCCTGCCAATTTGCTCGATAGCATCACCAGAAGTCTGAATGTCGTAAGATACTTTTTGCCGTGCTTCCTGAATAGATATACCTTCCTCTTGCGCCACCCTCTGGGCTAAGTCTTCATCTCTTCCGATTGGTTGATCAGAAAGTTTTATATCATCAAGACTAGATGGTGCTGGAGAAAATACATCCCTATCATCATATAGATCATCCCCGCCTCCAAGCATATCGCTTTCCAGCTTAGCTTGTGTTGAGTAAGGCAACTGAGAAGCAGGTATTTGGGCTGCACTTCTTGCACCGATAGACTCTTGAAATCCTGAAAGCCCGTGAAACATCTCAGCAATAGACTTGAACCTAGCGACATTCTGCTGAATTCCACCAAGGTTAACGGTAGGAAGATGGCTATCTATTTGGAATGGCTTTCGGGTTGGAGTCTGACCTCTCCCTTCGACCAACACACCGCCGGAAACAAAGTCCTCTCCAGAAGTTGTTTCTGTGGTTACGTCGATGTACGGCGTGCGCCCTATCTCTTCTCTTGCTGCATGGAAAGTTAATAGCAATCGAGAAAAATAAAGACCATCCTCGGCTATCTTTAGATCTCTATTAATTCTTCGTTGTTCATCTGCGATTGCAGCTCTTTCCCCACTTCCGGCCTTGGTTCTTTCAGCTCTTCGCTTAAGATCTTCTAGTTCTTTTGTCAGCTCATTTTGCATATCAAAAGACAGCGATCTTAAAGCATGACCTGCATCAGGATCCCAAAACAAAAGGAGAAGCCAATCAGATTGCGTACTTGATATAGGGGATTTCGCCATATTTACGAATCCACCTTTGTACTTTGTTATTTTGTTTCTTCTTTCGTTTACCCCATGGTTTGTTTTGAAGTTATCTCCTAGGTAGATTTTAGGAGTTTCAAGTTCGCCTCTTTGGTTCTTTACCTTAGCGTCATTTAGAAACTCATACAATCTTTTAGCGTACGCATCTTGTTGTTTATTGCTTAAGCTCTTTGGGTTGCCATGGGCATCTGCCTCAGCCTTTAGTTTGTCGATTATTTTTTTGGCTTCGGCGTCTGATTGTTCTCTGATGTTAGCAGTTGCAGGAAGATACCCAGGAGTTCCTTTAGGGTGCTCCAAGTTCATAAGCCTGCTGTAGTCAAAGGCGTGTGCCTGTGGCGTACTTCTTTCTACATTAGACCTTCCATTATTTATCTCGCTCTGCGCATAAAGAATTCGCTCATTGACGGTGGTCTTAATCATTCTCTCTAAGACGAATATCTTAGAGGCATTGATTGCTTTCAGCTTGGCTTTGAGTAATTCAAGCTGCTCTTGCCTACCAACTTGAGACTGGGCTTCTGCTTGGCTTTCAGCTAATTCATAGCGCTCAGATCGCTTCTGGCTTTCGACGTGCCTTATAGCTTCCTGTAGATACTTATCACTTTCTTCGCTTTTGCCTAACAACTGCTTAATGCGTTGCTCAAACTTCGTTACCATTAAACGATTCCCTTATCCTAGCAAAGCACTTAGTAGCGGCCCCATCATATCATACTGAAGTCCCATGGCCGCAAGACGTTCTTGCAAGACACGGTACTGTTCATCTAAAGACATACCCTGAAGACCATAAAACAACTTGTCTCGTAAACCTTCTTGCTCTAAAGCTAGGTTTGCAAGACTTCGAAACTCATCAAACTGAGCTTCTTGTGCTGTGCGTTTATGTGCCTGATCCTCAAGATCGTATTTGAATCGTGCATCTTCTATTGCATCAAAAGCGTTTGTATCTCGTACAGCCATATGGCCTAGGTTTCGATAATCCGTTCCAGCATCAGATGACATACCAGCAGCATTCGTAAGCCCCTTCATAAAAGGATCATACTCTCTTCTAGCTATAGCAGCTCTTCGGTTAATATCTCTCTGTTGGTACTCCCTTCCATGAGGATTCATATTCCTATGGTAGTTCTTAAATGTAGTTCCAACTGTAACATCAAATGGCTCGGGGGGTTGCTGTACGGCAGGCTGTTGCTGCTGACCTGTGTCTTGCTGCGGTGTTTCTGAAACTATACTCTGCAGGTTTTGTAGAGGGGTTTGCTGCACCTGAGATGTCTGTTGCTGCTGACCTAATCCGGAGCTTGTCTGCTGCTGACCAGATAAGGGATTTCCTGAAAGTCCGAGATGACCGAATTCATCTCTCATTCTGTTATCATTCGGGTTTCCAGTAGAACCCCCATCTTTAGTCCACTGGCGAGTTGCTGGATCCCAAGTCCAAGGCCCAGACTTTGCTGGAGCATTAGGATTAAATGGAGGCATGGGCTTTCCCGCCTCCCCAGTAGTCACGGGTAAAGTAGAAGGATTATTTGTAGTCGATGTATTATCCTGCAAATGATCCCATTCACCTGGGATCCCTTGAGAAGGATCTCCTGCCCACCACTCAGACATATTATTGTTACTATTAAAGGCATTTCCGCCTAGCGGATTCGAACCACCAAATATAGACATTTGTATTCCCTGTTAAGTTAGAGTCCCTCTGTACCAACTAGCGTTACCCAAAGCCTGGTTAATTTCTTCTTGGGTGAGTGAAGACGGGTGAACAGCTTGATTGAGCCATTCTTGTTTCGTATCAGGGCGTGTCAAGCCAGCTGCTAGCATAGTGACGGTATCAACTGGCTGCAGATCAATACGCACCGTATTCTCTTTCGGTGTTTTCCAGTATTGCTGTCCTGTATCTGGATCTGTTACGAGGTATGGCAATGGCTTATCATAAACTCGTTTGAAGAACATTAAAGCACGCCCTGCTGAATCGACAAAAGCATTAGCTCCTAATATATCAAAGAATGACTTATTGCCATTAAGACCTGTTCCTTCGTTTGCCTTGTCATAGTTTTCTGGAAGAATTTGTTTTATATCAGATACTTCTTCTCCGGTGGCAGTATTTTCACCAGTCCACGGCTTCCAGTCTATGTCGTTTTGGTTGCCTTGAGTATTAGCAGTTTCTCTGTAATTAAACTCATCAGCTACTTGCTGTTCTTTTCTTTCGAGTGGTGTTACAGTTGGATCAAATACATATGAACCATCCTCGTTCTTTAAGATCCTAAGAATGTCATGACCCATGTGTTTATTTAGACCCATAGTTGACATCTTTAATACATCAGCCCCTGAAGCCATCATCTGACTACCTGTTAATGGATCTGTGAATAGATACTGCTTGTCAGGATCTAGTTCTATATCGTTCCAGAAGCCAGGCTGCTCAAGTCTTCGTCTGGTTTCTATTTCGACAGCTGTCAGTTTCCCTGGCTGCGTTCTTGTGTTACGTAGTAAGCTTTCTATATCTAAATTACCCAAGTCCTCATCAGAAAGGCCTGTCAGCATTAAAGATAACTGGCGATTATCTGGATCTTCTACGTTGTTGTTGTACTTCTGATCATCTACCCAAGACATAAAGTCATCTAGCGATATACTCCCTGACTGGTAAGCTTGCTTATCTAAATCTCCGTAGTTATACATTGACCACTGCTGATTGCTGTCACTCGATTGCTGCAAGCTATCTCTAATAGATTGCTCTAGTGCAGCAACTTCATTAGGATCGTCAAACTCACCAAGGGCTGCCCTGCGACGCTCTTCTGCTTCAGCAGGGTTTGTAGGATTTCCGGCTGTTGGCTGAAATCTCTCTCCGGCTGCTCTCGCCTCGGCTGCACGGTTAGTTAGACTTTCTTTGAGCTTTGCCTCCTCCTCGCTCATCCCATACATCATCATCGCTTCAGAGGAAGTTATAGTTTTTCCCGACGGTGTATGAAGAAATTTAAGGGGATAACCTGGCAATCGCTCTAGCTCTTTTCCCATGGCATTTTGGTACTTTTGTTCAGGAGTGAGCTGACCTGAGAGAACCTGACTTAAAGCATCTGTATTCGCTCCCAAGTTAGCTCTCCAGTCTTGTGAACCCAACGCATTCTGTTGCTGTGGCTGTGCATTCATGCCTTGAAGTGCTTGAACATTTGCATTTACTTGAGGGTTAACTTGAGCAGCAGGCTGAGCTTGCTGTTGCTGGTTTCCAGCTAGTGCATTGACAACTGGATTGTCCATCATAGCTTGCAAAGCTTGTACGTTTGCATTAACACCTGAGCTAACAGCAGGCTGATGTGGCTGGGCACCTATTAAAGCACCCGAGATAGGATCTGTCTGTTGCTGGGCAACCCCTGAAACGGTTTCAGCGGGCTGCTGTTGCGTGTTGCCCATTTGATTAAGGGCTTGGACATTCGGATTAACAGCGTTGCTTTGCTGGGCAGCAGGCTGTTGGGCACCTATAGCTCCCACCAATGGATCAACAGCTCCCTGATCTCCTCCAACTATTTGATTGAGTTGGTCTATTGGATTCTGACCTTGAGATCCCTGCGTTGCCCCAAAGCTGTTCTGATTACTACCTTGAGCAAAGCCTTCATCGTAGTCTTCACCGCCGCCGAATGTTTCATCTCCACCACCAAATACATCACCGCCGCCCATTCCCATGCCGCCGGTATCGCCTTGTCCGTATATGTTAGCGAACCACTCACAAAATTGATTTAGCAGTTCCCCTTTTGCTTGTGGAGCCATTACGTTAATTGGAATTAGGGGTGCTGGCATATGAACTACATCAGACTTCCACTCTGTCACTTCCCAGTTGGCATCATCATCTCTTGGGTCTGGGCCATAGTTGTAAGATGGGTCAGCATTTGCTGGATCGCTGGCACTGTTTTTAAGCCAGACTTTTGTTACATTTCCAGTTTCATCTGTAACTTCATAATAGGCTTGCGGCTGACCTGGAGGGGGAGGGCCAAACGAAAGATGGTCGGCATAGGGTCTTATTATCTCCGGGGCAGATTCTTTATAAAGCATGGCTTTCTGGACAATCGGTGTAACCAGAGGTATAGCAGTCTTGAAGGCCATACTAAAGTCATTAAACAAATCGTCTGCTTTTTCGGGAGTGTAGTTGCTAAGGAAATCATTAACCTTAACCATAAGGCGATCAGCTTCGCCCTTAAGAATAGTTACCCCTGCCTTCACTGGATTAAGACCAGTTAGAGCTGCAATTGCCTGATCGGGATTAGCGAAGAAAGGTCGCATTTGATCGAAGATAGCACGAGCATCCGCACTTCTGAACTGATCTGCAAGTTGAACAGCGTGATCTCGAATATTGAATTCTGCAAATTTCGCTTGGAGATTGTTGAAAAGTTCTTCTGGAACTTCAGCATATAACAATCTGTTATCATTCGGATCTTGCCCGGATACATAATTATCTGAATGGGCCGCAGCACCAAATTCAAACTCTCTGACCTTATTTCCTGCACGACCCCCGAAATATTCCCTCAAGGCCGCACTCGATATCCCAGCACTTGCTAAATCTGGATATACTTCCTTTACCCAGTCAAAATAAGTGCCTTCGCCAAATTCATCATAAATAGATCTAAGCGTTGTGTCTGAGTTTAACCAATCAACATTATCTCCCCACGCACCTCCATATATATCCCTAGGTGCCTGATGGTAATCCATCCAACTGCCAGAGTATTGAGAAGGATCAAAATCGTCTAAGCCGCCTGGGTAGTTAGGATTGCTTGGATCGGCTTGGCCACCGCCATCGCCCTGACCTCCGCCTTGATTTCCACCTTGATTTCCACCTTGATTTCCACCACCTTGATTTCCACCACCTTGGCCGCCTCCTTGATCTCCTCCGCCAGCTGGATCTAATGGCTGTGGCCAGTCCTGCTTACCTGGAATTCTAGGCCTTTGGTTTGCTGGCATACCTAATATCTGGTTTAGCCTATCAACAGGATTAAGAGCAAGATTTTGCTGCATTTGCTGGGCATTTTGCTGGCCTAGCTGCTGTTGCCCTTGCTGCTGCTGTTGCTGATCTTGTTGCTGGTCTTGCTGCTGGTTTCCAGCCACAGCGTCATTTACCGCTTGCTTGTCTGCTTCGTAATTTGTGCCCGCTTGCTGAGATAAAGAACCTTGGGTTCCTTGGTTAGCTGCATTTGCCAAGCCAGCAAACGAACTTTGAGAACCTATCCCCGACAGCCCTCCAAAGGACTGAGATGCCTGGTTTTGTTCGGAAAAAGTATCACGACCTACTCCAGTCTGGCCGGGCTTGCTTGCATATCCCATCTTAAAGGGAGCTGGAGATTCAAACTTTGGGGCAGCTCCTCCTTGATGGGTAGTTTGAGATTGCAATCCTCCTATCGAGTCGCGAAGCTGAACTGCATTTAACTTGTCTTCAGGCTTAAACTCGTTTGTATCTAATTGATTCTTGTCTATTTGATTGTACAAGCGTCCAATTTTTTCAGATTCCCATCCTAAAATAGGATTGCGTTTAAGAGGCATTGCTTCTTCCTTGTTGTATTTAAGAAGTTTTTATAAAAAACTACGTCTTAGCCTTGTCCAAAAGTACCCATTGCTAATTGTGCAATTCTGTTTTGGAGATCTAGTATACTGCTATTAGCGGCACGGGCGTTTCTTGCAGCTTTGCCTTGGTTGGCTGCTTGCTGCATAGCAGCATTGCCTTGGTTGCCTTGCATTGCCAGGCCTGTATTGGCAGCGTTTATACCTGCTGAAGCTTGTCCGGCTAATCCCTGCATTTGCTGTTGGCTAGACTGGGTGTTTCTTTGAGCATTATTTTTGGCTTGGCTAAGCTCAGAGCCGCCGGCCATCATATCGTTGTATGCTTGTGCATTTCCACCGCCTACATCTGCTCGTGCGGTTCTATCTAGAAGCTGGGGGTTTACTTTTGTAGGTGAGTCTATTCCAGTGTTAAAATTCACCTTACCATCCTTGGTATTCACAAACTGATTTCCCGAAGCATTATAAATACCGCCAATAGAAGGTAATGCCCCGACTCCACCTACTACTCCACCTGCTCCTCCACCGGCTCCACCGCTGCCAGCCCCTCCTATATTTCCACCAATATTGGCCAAAGCCTCCATCAGTTTATCCATTCGCTGCGTTTCGGCTTCGCGATCAAGGTTTTGTTGCTCCAGATCAGCGAGTTTGAATGCACCTCTTTGGTTGTATTCATCAGTCCACTGCCTTGAATCCCTATTGAACTGATCATAATGATCCCATCGGGCATACATGTCATCAATCATCTTCTGTAAAGCCCATTGCCCATACTGCGGATCGTAATAGCTGGGCATGTAATTAGGATTGTCTGGTGTCGCTAATTGATTCATTTGGCCATTTCCTTGATTATTTCCTTGATTATTTCCTCTGTTGTTTCCTTGTTGATGTTGAGGGTTCCATTTTGCAGCGTTTTGAGTTAGCCATTTATACAAAATTGGTGAAGCAAATCGACCTGTAGGGCTAACCGGGACAGCAGTTCCTCTCGCGTTAATTACATGCGGAACACCACCTATCAGCCTAAGGCTTCCGCCGTGATCGCCAACAATTCCCGCTAGTACATTCCTCGGGATTTCTTTCCCGTCCATTAAATCTTTGAATATGCTCATTACTGTAACCTGTTATTTGAGTTGTTGAGTCTTTCGTATACTGCAACATATACATAAGGCGGTACACTTGAAGCTGACGGGCTTCCGCTTCCACCGGCACCTGTAAAAGTTACGCTTACATTGCTTAGATCAATGCCTGAATCCCCTGTTGGCGTTCCAGTAACAACATCAACCGTACTTTCACTGCCCGTTCCGATGGTGCTTTGGCTAAGTGTATGACTGTGGTTGCCTATGTCTGTAGCACTAACAGTACCCTCAATGGTTAAGCTACTACTTGTAGCGCCACCAGTAGTTCCCGAACTGCTACTTGCATTCCATTGTCGCAAAAACCGGTCTTTACCGTCTATACCAGAACCGCCCTTCTCCTTGGAGTTGTTAGTACCATCCATTAAAGCCCAGCCCTTTATTGCTCTTTCTGTTTGAGTGCTATGAAGAAGGGAACCTATCCGAGCGTCACCATAGCCCACGGCGGTATATGATCCGTCGTTGGATGCAAAGAACATAATAACATCGCCCTCTTCTACATTAGGATCCTGGGAGGGGGATACAGGGAGATATATCTTTTTAACGTGACCCGTCTTTCTTTTTCCTACAGGGTCTTCGCATTCATCAGCATATACATATGCTATTGGCCCCCCTTGGCTTGGAGGATCATCGTCATATTGCCAGTTTGTATTAGCGATAGCCCATCTCGCAGATTTCAAGTCTGGAGAAGCAATGGCTTTAGTTACTACAATGTTCCCGTGATGCTCTAGATCAGAGTCGGGGTTTGTTAAGATACTTTTTAATATCTCAACTTGGCGTATAGGCATGCCTTCGTGAACAAGCCGATCGAATTGGACTGCATGCTTACTGAACATCAGAACTGCCAACCCCTTTAATGTCTACTTCCCTAATCTTTGGCGTTTTATCGGATCCATACCCTCTGATTTCAATTGCAACCTTATGATCTGATTGTGCCATCCCCGAAGACATTCCATCGAAACTAAAAGATTCCTTACCAGTTGATTCAGACAAGATACTCGCATCCTTATCCATATTGATAACTACATCTTGCTTGTGCTCTTCTTTTATTTCGACACCATCTCCTAGCTTTTGTGCAATTGCAAATTCAACAGGAGATTCATCGTTGTTCATATACAGACGTACATCACAAGATTGCTCACCGTCGATTGGGGAGAACTCAATAGAGACCTCTCTGGCTTCACGTTCTTCGGTTTGTTCAATGGGGAATGAACCTGTCTTCCAGTTCCAGGGTATAGCACCGACAATATACTTGCTTGTTGAATCCGGGTTAGTTGTCCAGTTAGGGCTTACAGTTAATGCTGTAGAAGTTTGTGAGATTACAGTTCTTTTTTGCCCCTTTCCAGTGCCATCGTATATATAAACAAAAGCATTAACGCAGGCACTGGTAAATGTTGCTGAACTATCTGTAATAGAACTGGCGTTTGACGAATCTACTACACCCTTAATCTCAGAAGTCACAACATCTGTAGCTCCAGCATCAGCCATATAGACAGCACTATTTTCTGAACTAAATAAAATCCTAGGCTGCCCATCTTTTTCTACGGAAGCGGCAGATGTTATTTGAGTTGCGTACTCCATTGGGTCAAAGGTTTCGCGTTTAATGTTGTAAACCAAAGCCCGTTTAGGATGATTACCCGTATCCCCTACAAAGCATACGAAAAAGTAAACCTTTTCTTTTAGTCGATCTGCTTTGACAAAAAAGTTCTGTGATTTAGTGAAGTCTATTTTGTCTCCAGTACCATCTTTCCTAAAGATGTCGTGAATAGATTCCGATATTGATTCTGACTTTGTACCATCGAAAACATAGCAGCCCGAATCATCCATTAGGTAAGCAACATTCTCAAAATAGTCCCAGCAATAATGGTTAAATGCACCACGGTCATCTAGGAAGCGAATGCTACCGTCTTTGACAGGCTCCTGACTATAAGACAATGCGTACTTGTGCCTCTGTGAAAGAATGTATAAGTACGGGCCATATGGCATAGCGCCGACAATCTCGTCATCATCTCCAGAGTTTTCTTGAAGTGTCATTGTATTTGTAGATGGCACACTCTCAGGCTCATCTTGATAGCTGTAGTAAATCTGGCGACGCTTTTGCTTTGGCGGGTATATAGTGTAGTTAGTTAAGCTGGCAACCTGGATGTATTCAGATACATACAACTTAGTCGCACTTGCGTACCCAGTTATCTTTATAGGTTTATCTACACCGTCTATCTCCATATACCGACCAACCATGGATTCAGTCCATTCAGTACCAGAACCTTCCACTGCCCTGTCGAGGCCACCAGATAAACTTCTTGCAGTACCCTTGTTGTACTTAACAATCCCAAAATAAAAGTACCTATCCTGGAACATAACTACATAAGCCATGTCATTTGGTGGTGGTGCAAATCGCCTTGCTACAAGGGTATTGTCTGTTGGTGGGTTTAGTAAAACCAGTAAGACATCTTCATTTACAGAGAGATTTAATGTCGGGTCATCAAATGTATCTTCGTATGACACATGCGTGAATGTAATTCCGGTACCGCCACCAGTGCCATCTTCACCACCAGGGATCGTAACATCAGTAAGTACCATCTGGCCACCATTTGTAGACACTTCCTCTGTGATGTTACAACTGACATTCATATAAGATTTAGATGAATTAGCGATAGTTATTTTTTGGCCTACTGCCCAGGTTTCTGAATCTCCAATTAAAGCCAGCTTACCTCCGCTGGCAAGTGTCATTCGTATATTCCCCGATATTGCAAACTTAGCAATTTTGTAATAAACATTGCTAACTCCAGAGGTAGTCCTCCAAAGCTCATACCTATCGACCCTGGACTCAGAAGAAGCTTTTGCACCACTCCAATTCCAGACAAACTTGTCGGCTGTGAAAGCCTTAACTGTATTTTCAGTGCTTAAACTACTTACTGTTGGCTTAGAAGAGTTATCGACAAACCTATAGGCGAACTTATAAGTACCCTTGGTCGCACCAGTCCCAGAAGCAGAGCATGCGCCACCGCCCACCCTTGCCCCATCGAACGATGTGCCATCTACATCAAACTGAGTTGCCGACACTTGAGTGACTTCAAAAGTTCCCCCATTAAGATCACCTGCCATGGCTCCTGTCGAAACGATACCCCCTATTAAAACTTCATCGCCAGTTGAAAATCCATGATCTGTCGATGTGGTAATTCGATACGGGCCATTAGAACCCGTGGAGTCAGCTACAGCACTTATAGTTAAAATAGAGCTTCTTGTAATGCTAAGTACCTGACTAGGTTCATTAATACCAAGATCAACGGCGGAATTAGATACGCCGTCCCATATTAGACCCCGATCTATACCATTAACACCTATTACTTCCCCTGTCCTAGTTTTACAAAAACACATCTTTTGGAATGTGTGATACCCAGTACCAATAGTTTTTTCAGACGAAAAGGTTGCTGGCTGTATTCCTTCGCGAGGAGATATTTCACCATACTTAGTTGTTATTAAGTTGGTTTGATCTGACGCAGCACCGCCAGGTAAATCTCCCGCATCAGCATCTGTTACAAGACCCTTGAATACTTTGATCTTTGGCATAATTAGCTACTCGTAGTAATGACATTGGATAAATGAGTAAATAGGTAATCGTAGCGGGTCATTCTACCTGAGCTATTCATAGCGACTCTGGATTCAGCCTCTAAAGCCCGTCTCAATTCAAAGTCAGCAACTTTTTGTGCAGTTACTGTACCTCGCTGGTCATTAGAAAATCTAGCGAGCCTGTATTCCATTTGTGCCTTAAAAGCTTCTAGCATATTATCTGACATGTCTATGGGATCAGATATTAAAAGCTTTGCGCCCGAATAAGCTTGGGAAAGGGTTCCTAAAATGCTAATAGTTCCTGAACCTACGGCTGTAATTTCATGCTGCTCATTAAACGGGTTTGATCCAGAGAAGCCGGTAGGCAATGCGGAATCAGCAGCAAGGCGAACAATAGATCCAACCATAGAGCTAGGCATGGTAACAGCACCACTTGAATCGGCAACCGATGTGATAGCGGGATCGGCTGAAGTTGAACCATTGGCTGTACAGGTTCTGGCCTTTGCTTCTGTACCAGACCATCGCAATACACGGGGTTTTCTTCGGTACATAAACATTAACGGTTCAGCTGTACTAGGATTTGGATCAACATAAAGCGCCCACACACCCTTGTCGTGAGGATCTTTCATGATAGTCCAAGCCCAAGTTTGCCCTGTTCCCGAGAAATAGCGTTCCCTTTTTTGCCACTCTGTAGGCGAAATGTAATAAGTCACCCAGTTATTCTTCTCTATCCCGACCTCGTAAATCCGCTGCATGTCTGATGGCAAGGGGTAGATGCTTCTATGGATAGTATATTTAGTACCCCCTGAAATCGTTTCAGTGGGCTTTAATGTACCAAGATTGAGAACAGTGGTACTAACTCTCTTTGAGACATCGTACAAGTCATCGCCAATTTCAATCCGGCCATACTTAGCCCATGTAGGCCAAGTGCCTCCAGTTAAAGTTAGCTCATTGGTAGATGTGTTATACGCGACTGTCCCTGTAGAGTAAGAGGCATCTAAATTTACACGACCTTCGGTCATGTAGTATTGCCATTCATTGCCCATGGCTATATCTCGATATGCGCCCTGAATAACTTCTTTGTGCATTCGCAAGTCTTTAGTTCTTGCGCCACCATCAAGCAAACTTGTAAGGTAGGATAGCATGTCGTCATAAGTAACGTATCGTTCTGATATTGACATTAAAAGCCTCCGGTTCTGTCAGGCCTATAATTGGTACTAAAGTTTTCCAATACCTTCAAAGGATCGGCAACACCCTGTTCCAATAACCTCTTAATCATTTCCTTTACCTCTGGAGAAGCGTTTGACTCTAGTACCCTTTGAATGACGCTGCTCGTTGATAACGGATTCGCCACTTCAGAAGGGATAGGCCTTGTTGACTCAAAAGTAGACGGGCCAGGCATGGGCGCCGCTTGCGGACTAGAGCCTCTCTGGATAGCCGCATTAGCGAGAATCTCTAAAGGCGTTGGTGGACTCACACGCTCTGGACTAGCCCCTTCCGCTTGTGCAACTGGCCCTCTATAACTTGGACTTTCAAAGTGCGTCTGGGGGTAAATAGGATTAACATCACGTTGCATTCCTGGGTCTTGGCTTGGCATATACGCACCTGTTCCAGTTGCATCGCCAACATTAATATAAGGCCAAGTGCTCTTAAAGAGACCCTCTTGGGGTGGCTCCCTTTCTGGAACCGGAGTAACGCCAGGCAAATAAGATCCTTCTGGAGAACCAATATAGGGCCATGTTGGTTTTAACGGACTGCGAGCGCCAGGGTTTAATAAATCCATAGCGTCAGATTCTTTAACAGAGTCGTAAAGATTTTCTGCGGCCTCAACAGTACCTTCAACACCACGTTTACCCATATCCCACAGATTCTTACCGGCTTGTGCAGCGTCACTTGCTCCCTTCCAGTCTTCATAGACTCCTCTCATTTCAGCTCCAGCACCTCTGCCCTGAAGAGCTGGATCTGTAGAAGGAAGGCCAGCCGGAGTTACTGTTGGGTCGCCTAGGGCATGCGCCATCTTCAACTCTTCTTGCGATCGAGTATCTCCTGGAGTGCTACTGCTGTAACCCCAGTCGAAATCCTCCATCATCTCAGCTTCGTAGTTATCGCCAGGTTGAAGAGGAAGGTTCTGACCAGCAGTTGCACCACTGACACCAGCATCACCCCAGTCGAAATCTTCTTCGTACTCATCTTTGATGCTATAAGGAGATCTTAAATTTTGAGCTGTACTATTTGTCGTATATGGAGATGTCCCAGGTATGCTTGGAAAATATCCTGTACCAATAGATCCGCTTGGGCTTTTTGTGTCACCTCGAGGATCTCCAGACGCATAGTTAAACTTTGCGTCTGCTAAATCCCATTCTTCAGGCGATGTTCCTTGCATATTTTCATGGGCATCAACAGCTCCTTTCAATTCTTCCGGTGTTCGCATTCCATGAAGTCTACTCGGCTTAGTTTTCTGGCTGTGTTGCAGATCACTACGAGACCGAATCTTCACTCCATCGTAATATGCTGCGTCAGCACTAGCAGTCAAGTTGTGATACTCTGATCCTGGATCTTTGACAACAAACTGCATCTTTCCTGAGTTGGGATCCCTGTAATATTGAACCTTACCAGAGCTTTTCCCTGCATAGTTTCTAATGTCGTCTTCTACTAGAGAATTTCCGCCATTGTCCCCAAAATCTCTTCTAATAGGCTGGCCGTCTTCACCAACTAATCCTGGGGGTTCATAGACTCCATAATTAGAAAGCATGTTATTTGCGTAGTCTTCATTTCGCTGATCATATTCACCTTTACGGGATCGCTCTCTTTCCTCTTTAGCTTTTCTTTTAGCTTCTTCTCTAGCGTCATGTTCCGCTTGCTGTTGTGCAATCCTGTCTTTAGTTCGCTGGCCAGGGGTTCGGAAGTTACCGGCGTTTCGAACGCTTTTAGGAACAGACGGGTGATAACCGCCTGTGCTTGCACCACCATAAGTTACTTCGCCAACAGGATTGTACGTTGTACCACCAGAAGAATATGAAACAGGATTCCCCTCTTCATCGAGTCGATTCCCATACCGATCGTATCTTAATTTTGCCATGGTTAAGTTCTCTTTTTCTTAGAATGTTTCTCGATTACTTTATTCTTAAGGGCTTTTAACTTCTTGGGGCTTTTGGATACTTCTTCTCTAAGCGATGGATTCTTTTGTAATTCCTCAGACATGAACCGATTAACTACATCATCACCCATTCGCTTCTTTTTCTTAAACTCCTGAGGTGGTGCTTCATAATTAACGCCACCTGTAGCGCTAAAGCCTTTAGCTTTTAACGCTGCTTTCACATCGTCTTGGGTAGAAATCCAGGCCATTGGATCATTGGGTCTACCGAGTCCGCTAATATACTTCTTCCCTTGCGTACTTATACCGGCCTTTTTCGCTTGCCGATGTAGCTCTTGTGCGCCTTTGGGATGTATCTTGTCAGCCCAGTGCTGCTGTCCTTCAAGGAATGCCCTTTCAGTACCTTTAGCACCAGCGGGACTTTGCATTGCCAACATAGCTGCAAAACCTGGGTTATTACCTTCATCAATTAAATGCTCGTAAAAATCTAGGCGACCACTATCTTCACACTGCTTGCGGTAGCGGTCGTAGTCTTTATTCTTGCGGAGATCCTTGGGCACGGCTCTTTGCTCTCATAAAATCAAGTTCTTGTTGATGCTTCTCACGACTTTGGTTCAGCTCTTGTTCGTGCTTCTCTTGGTCATGCTTAAGCTTTTGGTTATTCATTTGGATTGCAAGCTGCGATTTCTGCTGCTCAATCTTAAATCTTTCTTGCTCAACCCTCTGATTTGCTGACTCTTTTTGCGATTGGCTTTGAGAATCTTTTTGTTTTTGAGCGAGTTCTGCTTGAGCTATCTGAGCTTCCTGCTGTTTCATCTGTATATCAAGCTGCTTGACTTGAAGATCAGCTTGCATCTTTTGCATTTCCATCTCAGCCTTTTGCTGCTCAACCTGAGCCTGCTGCTGCTGGGCTTGCTGCTGTTGCTGCATCTGAGGGTCTTGCTGTTGCTGTTGAGCTTGCTGCTCCTGTTGTTTCTGTTGCTCTTCGGCGATATTAACAAGGTAAGGAGCAACATCTAGTTCATTTGCTTTTGCCCAGTCACTCATAAACGCATTGTATGGATCACCAATACCCATCTGTGCAAATTGCTGCATCATTGGCATTGCTATCTGGCCAAACTCATTTAACTGCCTAATTCGGTTTACTTTGTTCGGCTTTCTTGCTGAACCAGCTTCAATTCGGTAGTTGTAATCTCTTACGGTTTTTTCAAACTCTTGAGCTTGTATTTGCTGTTCCCATATCATTGACCCGACTTCACCCAAGACAGGCTTAACGTCTTCCTGGGTAAGCCCCCACTCAGCGGCTTCCATCTCTTTCATTGCACAATGACTTAGCCAATCTTCGACGCGACTCGCCATGTCGTCAGGACGCACTGAGACGTTCTGATTGCGTACATCAGCTTCCGTAGCAGAACGTATCTGAGTACCGCCCGAAAGCCCGTACAGAAGCTCTGTGAGGCCTGTACGCTTATCTATCATGTCTAGCACTTCAGACACCATTCTCCATATGTCTGAATTAAAAGATGGAGCATCTAAGAATGAAACGACATCCGATACTCGCTGACCGAATATTTCACTTAACTCAATGACACCATATGGCCCCATTTTGTTTTTAATTTGATCTTGAATCTCTGCCCCTGCTGCCTTAGCTACGGCAACATAAGTCGTCGAGCTTGCTGCCACTTTATCGGCAAGAAAAGACATACACCAGTTAACAAATCGAAGCTCTCCAATAGCTGGCTTAATCAATGAGATTGGCCAGACTTCTTTTGGCTTCTCGTAGAAATGTAGCTTGCTAAATGGCCAGCCACCATCCGTCCAGAAAGGTATGGGCCACTGCGACCTGACAAACATCTCTTCTTGAGGAAGATCGAGAACCTCTGGAGGCATGTTCATGGGGAATGGAATGTCTTCACAAACGGCCAAGAAACAGAAATCTCCGAACTGCTCGTAGTCAAAGTTTTCCTTAACGTCCTTTTTGATTCCGCCTTTCTTTAGGCGAGAACCAAAACCCCCTTTAGAGTACACTTGCCAGTATTCTACTAGATCGTATGACTCTCCCTTTCGTTTCGATTCAGAGCTTTCTTTTCTGCCCTTTGCCTTTACCTCTGCTTGCTTAGCAGCCGAAGACATATTGCCGCGTATCTTCCCTTCAATGCCATACTCCCTCTCCACCTTCCAGACGGGGTGAACGCACTTACGGGCAATCCATTGAACGTCTTCCCAATACTGAGCATCAGGGTCAATCACAATGTCATCAACAGAAACATAAACACTTCTAGGGTGAGATACAGTAGAGCCGTGAGGCTGGTGCATTTCAGTCCATAGAAAGCTCATGCCTTTAATGATGGCCTCGTTAATGGCCATTCGAGCATGCTCTTTCTTTTGGTTCTCCTGCTGAAGCCAATTCAGATAATGTTCCTTCAGCCTGGCTATGTTTCGCTTTTTGTCATTCTCCTCGTCTTGCTGGTAGACAAGTTGTTGAGCCTGTTGGACTTGAGCTTCATCCTGAGGATTAATTCCCAGCATTATAGGCTCAATCTTGGGTGCTACTTTTGGTGATACCTGTATTACAGGATTTCGGTGATAGAGTACGGGGCCGAACAAAGCGACGGCCTCAAATACTCTATTCACCGTCATCCTGAAGGTTGGTAAGTTGCCAGTGGTACTCTTATCAAGGAACCCTTCGTTTCCTTTCGAGTATGCACCCTTCCACATAAAATCATGTGAACCGTCAAAGAACTGCATGGCTTCTTTAGCGTACCTGCCAAATCGCTCTTCTTTTTGTTTCTTAGCGCGTTTAATCTTTTCCATCCACTGACTAACAATGGGTGAAAAAGGATGGTCGTAATCGCTATATTGATCCATGGTTTATTCCTTGACGATAAGCCTTAAGAGTCTTTGGTTTTTTTCTTGCTTGCTGTGCTTTTGGTAGCCGTGTACTCAAGAGCATCTAACCGAGCAAGAATGTCCTGCCGTTCTTTCTCAAGTGCTTTATTTTCATCTGTATAATCCCAAGAGCCGTTTTCTCGATGATCGGCATTCCAGGTAAGCTTAGGATCTGTTACGTGTCGGGCACCATCATGAACATGGCCGTTGGTTGTTCGGATGCTAACATTTCGTCTTGAGCTAGTTACGCTTAAAACAAATCCTAAGAAAGGGTGTTTTAGGTTGTGGTACGGGTAAAAGAGTACGGGTGCCCCGATTCTTATTTCGGGCATCTTGTACTCATTAGACTCTTTTGTTTGCTCTTCAGTTATCTGGGGTGCCATAGACATTTTAGGATCCTTGTGGGCCTAGGTTAATATGCTGCTGTGCTCCGCCACGTTGCTTTGCATTTCTAGCAGCACTTCGTTTTTTACGTTCTTGGATTATTCTACCAATAGCGGTAGATCGTTTTGCTTTCTTTCGGGGCTTTACATATTTTAACCCATGAGCCGCCGCATACTCTAGGGTTTCTATTGCGTGACAATTTCCTCGACGATTTCCTTCGTCGGTAATGTACCCATTTATCCGCTTTTTCTTGAACCTATTAAACTCCCTGCATAGGTTTGGGCAACGTGCAGTTACGACAAGAAGTTTAGTTGTACCTTTTTCATTTACATTAATCCAGCTACGGAGCTTCATTTCACGACCGGGAACATCATCTGACCCGCTAAGGAAACCATGCCCAGTTAAATTGCTTTTAACCTTATTAGCCTCAAGCTCTCTCGTGTACTGAACTCTTGGCAATATACCGCTACCGATTTCGCGAATTCTACCACCGTGAGCATCTATGATAAAAGCTTCAAACTGATCCACGCCTACCTTTTGCCTTACCATAGCTGCAAATTTCGCTGCCGTACAGTTGTGTATATAAAGCTCGTCGTAACAAACAACATGGTCGCCCATAGAAGCAGGGGGCACGGCATAGAAAGTAACAGCGCAAACACTGTGACCTGGGTCAACGACCATGTACCTGCACCAGTCTTTGCCAGGTTTCCCGTCGTTATTCGTAAGGTACTCTTGGACTTTATTTCTTGGATGATCGAACTTGATCGCATTATGTACATCCTTTGAGAAGTTTGGGTACATTAACACGCTATCAGTGACCAGCTCACCTAAAGCACGTTTCCTAAACTCATCCTCACCTTTAGCTTTCCACCTCTTAATGTTCTCTTGCTTGACCTGTTCTGGCATAAAAGGGTTATCAAAGATTGTTGCTTTGAATACCCTAGTAGACGCATTCTCTTTCCCTGCTTCGTCTTCGGCACGTTCACACAAATTGACTAATGCGTCGTTCTTTGCATGAGGCAAAGCAGACCACCTTAACTTGCCATCACGCATGGATAAACGAGCAATCATTTCGTCGTACCATTCGGGGCGTTCTAGGTCTTCGTCTATATGCACTAGGTCAGCCTGAAAACCTTGAGAAGGATCCCCTTTAGAACCCATTGCATAAATCGTCCAGCCATTGTGCAATTCACATATCTCAAACACATGTTGTGCACGCTTCTTCCATGCCCACTCCTTGATGAAGCGTTCGGGTATTAAAGGCGGGGCATCCTTTGCTTCCGACTTCCTTTGCCAGTCACTTCCAAGCCAAGGCTTCCATGCTCTCCACTTATCCGTTTCTTCGTCTTGGATGATCTTAAAAGCGCCTGGACGAAATAGGTACTTGTGTATGGTTCTTCCTATATGGCCTTCATCCATCCCTAGGCAAACCATGATGCCATTTTCTTTAGGGTATTTCCCGTAGGGATCTTGGCCTGTAGCTGCCCTGGCATCTTCCACGAAAGCAGCTAAAGATTTTCCTACTTGGTTTCCTGCTTGAAGAAGAACTTCCTTTGCCGTGCATGCGTGGTAAGAATCCTGAAACGGCAATGGTTCATATAGCCTAAGAGCTTCGCTATCCCTCTTTGCCTTCTCAGCATGAAGTTGACGAAGCTCTGCTTTCTGATGCTCGGTAATAGAGCTTAATATATCATTTACGTTTTCTTGGGGCATTGGCTGGTTTTAGCTCATGTAGCATACTTATTTCTGGATCTATTATATTCTGAACTGACTTCTCAATCTCTTTGTCAAGTTCCTCATTTGTTAATTCATCCAGGGATTTTTGAGCTGCACCCGACTCAGATACCTTAATATTAAGTCGGAGTACAGCTTCAAGAATCCGCTGTCTTTGGAGGCTTCCAGGGGCTGACCGGTAAAAGGTAGACATTACCTGCTGGGAGAAACCTCCCGGCCCCCCAAAAGCCTCCATGATGCGTTGGAATGTTTCTGCCATATGCGGAACACTAGAGCCACCCTTGCTCATATCATCAAGAAGGTCGATGCCTGCATCTTCTATTTTCGACACACGTTCATCTAGTTTCTTCTTGCGAGTGGCCTCCACTTCTTCAGCCCTACACATTTTACATGTAGACCGGAACCCATCTGCCGCAGAATTATCTCTGTGCCAGAATTCCTTGTTAAGTGGATATTCGACGCTACAGTTCTTGCATTCCTTCGCTTTAGCCATTTATTCCTACCTCTGCATAGATGGGCCTTGTGGCCCCATTCTAACATCCCTTAAGTCGGGGTTAGATGGGTGCATTGCACCAGTGGCGTTTGTATTTGCTCCACTAAGCAATGACTGGACAATTGGATCAATAGCACCAGGAGCTTGCTGCTGAGGTGCGCCTCCGCCTTGGCCTAAAGGTATTGCTGTCCCTTCAGCTTGGCGACGCTGCAATTCTTGCATCTGTCCAACTGCATCTTCAGGTACACTCTGCTGCTGTTGCTGACCACCACCAACAGGCTGCCCTGTAGCTAGGTCTATAACAGTCAATCCCTGCTGTAATGCGCTCATAACTTTATCTTGCATATTAGGGTCATTTGGCTGAATCATAGATCCAGTTTCTTCGACCATATAGCCTGCTTGCATATTCATAATTTTTTCTTTCTATATAAAGCAAATGCCGGGTTCCCACAGGAGGAACCCGGCACCGCACCCAAGACCCTACACTTCCGTGAGGAGGTGTTCTTGTTGGCTTTGCAGCCGGGTATTAGGGATTAATAGTTAACACAAAGGTGAACTAGACCTGCAGCATTATCGGCAATGTCATCAAGGGCAATACCCAAGATTTGACCAACGACGTTAGCAGCGTCGGCAGCAATGACATGGCCATCAGTACCTGCGTCTGCAACAACTGCACTACCTACTCCAATGGGACTACCTTCGCCTTCAGCGTAAACTGGAACAGCTCCGCCGATAATCAACCAGAATAGGTCGTCATCTGCGACAGTAGTGGTTCCAAGTTCAGGGTCGCCAACTCCGGCCCAATCGCCTTCAGTTAGACTTGCACCTGCAACTTGACCAGCTGCTTTTCGTCCAGTGCCTGAAGCTGTAGTACCGAAACCAAGAACCAGTCCATGAGTAGCGGTTGCTACTGTCAGGGCTGAGCCTTTAATGTTTCGCACACAAACAGCCCGAAGAGTTCCGCCGCTTCGTCGAGACTTACCTCCACGAAGAGCTGGGGTTCGGTCAACATCGGGGAACTCAAAAACAGCTCCCTCCCATTGGCTATTAATCTGTTCTCCGGCATCGTTAGTCCCTTTAAGGGTTTCACCGAGATCAAATGGTGGATCTACATGAATCATAGTATTGATTCCTTTCCTAAAAAGGGGTTAAGCAATTGCTTCCAATTTGAAGAAGTTCCGTGGGGAACTGAACTTCAAGTTAGACAAGGTTGAAACAACAGCATTGAAGCTTTGGCTATGAATATCATACTCAGGGCCTTCAGAGCGAAGGAGAGAATCATCCATAGATTTCAGTTCAATGTTATCGTAGTTAAGACCATAACCAACACCCTGCTTGATGGCAGCTTCCCAGCTGACTTCAATGCCGTCAAAGTTGACAACATTCTTGAAACCGAGTGCTCGAAGTTGGTGTTCGCTAGAAACCTGAATACGTTCTTTGTCATCTAACAAGTTGAGAAGATCCATGTAAAGATCTCGTGCCAACATGATGTTAGTGATCTGACCGTTCTGGCTACTATTACGCTGAGCGTGAATGATAGCGAAACGCATAGCTTCATCACCTTGTGTAGCAAATGTATTTCCACTTCCACCAAAAGATGTTGAAGTATAGTTAACGATCAGCGGTGACCAGAAGTCATACTCTGGATCAGCAATACCTTCTGGCCAAGGAAGATTAGCTTCCTGCTCACCAGCGATACCGCCCATTGCACAGTTCAAGCCAGCATAAGTTGCAGTTGGTACACCAACCTGGTCAACAGCGACTTTACTGCGATGGTCATTAATTGCAGCGCCACCAGAAGTATCCACAGCAACAGTTTGACTGACTGTTCCAAACATACTTTCGACACCGTGCCATCCCTGCTCATTTCCAGAGTCTGCACCATTAACGTAGTATTCTCCACCGAGAGCTTGCTCGATAGATGTTTCCAGTCGCTGAGTGAAGTTGTCAAATACTTTGACGATACCTTCTTCTCCGCTATTGGATTTGAATTCGCGGTAATACATGGAGTCTGTAGCTTGGTAGCCACGGAATTCCAAGTTTGCGGTTTTCCACAAGTTCTTACGTGCGAAGTTACGGGCTGTTTCTCCAGTGTTACCTTCTACTTTGTGTAGACGATATTGAACTGGCCAGTCGAAACCTTCCCCAGTGTTGTTGTAGTTTACCCGTCCTGCGGCTTCCAGCAATGCACCTAGCTGGTAGTTGCGGAGCATATTCTCCTCAACGTCGCGGATGTGCTTTGCGAGCGTGGTTGCTGCGGTACGAGCAAAAGCTACGGGATTAAAACCTTTATAGGCCATGATCCTAACCTTTCTCTAAAAGGAAACTAAAATAAACCATCCGTCAACGCTTGTTGACGCAACTTTTCACCAGCGGACATATTCTGGTTCTGTGAGGTCGGGCTTGGATTTTCTGGCGGGGCACTACTACCTCCTCGATTAGGAATGTAGCCAGCACCTCGTTGCAAGTGACGCATATTACGCTCTTGGGCAGCGCGAGAGTATTGCAAGTCTTGGGTTGTTTGGTCAAGCTTTCTTTGTGCTAGTTTCCCAGCCAAAAGTTGCGAAGCAAGATCCCATAGCCTCTTAGGTTCAGTGATGCCGTTCTGTCTCAATTGATTAATATATTGGACGGCCTCTTCCCCTTCGTTGGTAAGGATCATTTGACCATTGTAGTCTCTCGCAAAATCCCCTGTCCTGGGATCTCTTTGATAGACCCAATCAGCATTTCGCTTGCTGATTTCAGCTGCTTCGTTTATCGTTTGTTGCTCTCGTTGCTGTTCTTGATAAACATCAATCATAGAGCCGTAGCGATCTGCAAACAGCTTATCGAATTCTTCTTCAATAATCTTAGGAAGAACTTCCTTTGGTTTCTGAAGAATATCTTCTTTCCATTTATTGTGGTACTCGACATAATCCTCTGCACGAGTAACTAATTCTCTTGGAGCATTTGGCTTCCAATCCCAGTACCACTCTCCCGTATTTCGGTTTTGTTTTTGTATACGGTATTTCTGTATTTCTTCCTGATCTAGATTAGGAGGTGCCCACCACCCCTGATCTACAGGTTCCGGCTCAGGCTCAGGCTGAGCTTGCTGGTTGTATTGCTGTTGTTGCATTTGCTGCTGCTGATACATCTGTTGTTGATACATCTGCTGCTGCTGCATTTGTTGGAGTTCTTGAGAATATCTCTCACGCTCCTGCTGCCTTTGGCGTTGGTCGTTTTCATACCATTCTTGCCATTGGCGATTGTAGTTATAGGCCTGCTCGTAAGAATCTAAGATTGCTTGTTGAGCAGACGAATTATCTTCCACCTCAAAGCCGAGCTGAGAGACTCGTTCATGAAACCGAGGTTCGTCTGATTCGACTACACCTCCATCAAAAACACCAGTTAGATCAAGCTCTGCTTTTCCAGAATCTTCTGGCACTGAATCGACTTCAGGGGTACTATCAACATAGTCATCTGCTGGCTGTGTATCTTCCACAACTTGTGATTCTTCTGGTGCCATTTCTTCCATTTGTTCTTCGCTCATAACGGCTACTCCTGTAAGGTCATTGGGTTAGTAACTGTATCTTATAACGCTTTATTGTTCCGATGCAACCCCGATAAATTCAAAATCATCCCCAGCCATCCCTTAAAACCCTCAAAGAGTTCTTTCCCATGATAGCCTCTAGCTGCTTGTTGCTATATCTAGGTATTCTCGGAGAGGACATCTCGCTTGCTATTCGATGAAATACTCGCTGTATCTCACTCATATCCTCACAGTCGTCTGGTGGGTCTGTAAAGCCATCAAAGTCTGTTCCTAGCGCGGCAACTCCTATGCCTCCCACATCTACCAAATGCCTGATAGTTTTTGCGACGTGATCTAATCCTAAGGATGTATGATGCGGAACGAGCCAGTAATTCATAAGAATAACGCCTACAACTCCGCCATTGTCTGCTATCCACTCTATCTCCCAGTCTTCCAGGTTGTACATGTTATTGTTTATCTCATATGCGCCTACATGAGATGCAATAACTCGCGATGTTGTTTTCGTTCTCTCTGCTATCTCATAAACCTCAGACCTTGCCATTGGTGTGCAATGAGCTACATCTACAATAATGCCGAGTTCAAAACACTTCTCAACAACCATTCTCCCTATAAGAGTTAGCCCTTCAGTAGTATCCCACCTGCCCAGCATTGATTTCCATCTGGCAAACTTCGACGTGTATTCAGGATACGGGAAAACCGGGCTGCTCAATATGTTTGGGTAGAAATGAGCCAGAGTAAGATAGGCTACGCCTCGCTGCTTGAAGTCAAGAAGATTAGCCATTACCTCTTGAAGTGCTTCTTCATGAGGGGCGTTCTCAAAGTCATCCTTTTCTTTTCCGCAGAATTCGCCCTGAAGCGAATGCCCTCCTTCTACTGCGTGAACAATAGCCAGTGCATTATCTCTTTGAGCGTGTTTTATATCCTGGAAAGAACGGCAGATAGCGACAGGTCGATACCAATCCTCGTTTTTGTTCTCTAGGTTATGCTTAGCGGCCTGCTCCTCTACATCTTCGATTGCGTTAATGGTTGCATCGTAATACGATTTAGCACCAAAGATGCGCTTCCATGCACGAGGGGCAAGCCACTTAAGCCAACGGATAGGCGGGATGTCGTCCTGCCACTCCACCTCGGGGACATATGCGACAGAAAGCGATACGTCAACACCGCCTTCTATCATCTTAGGAAAGTCGGCTCTGCTCGTCAGAGGAGAGAATCCACGACTAAAGATTCTCCTTTTATGGCGTTTAGATAAGTCTCTGTGAAACAGAGCCGACTTAAGCGAATAATGAGTATGCCAATCGACTAAGGCATACTTCTCTAGTTTATCTAGATCTCTTCTCATATTAAGGGGCCGCCACCGCCCGTGCTTCTGTTTAAGCTGTCTTGTAATTGGTGAAGCCAGTTATACCATACATAGCTCTTCCAAAGCAAAACACCCATATAAATAGTTACCGCAGAAAAACAAATCGACCCAGTTGTCCAGAACAGATTCTGCATTCTGTTCTCACTCCTCTTCCTCTTACTCATAACTCCCTCTCTATAATTGCATTGGCTCAAAAAAAGCATACTTGCCATCAATGACCACGCCGCAGCCAACTATCGGCTTTTGATTGAACTTCTTTCCATAGTTCATGGCCATGTTATCAACATCCAGTCCGCAACCTACGGACATACCAAAGATGATGAAATCGTTGTTCGCGAAATAGGTGACGTTTGCTTGCCCGTGGAGATGTCCCTGTACCCATGACTTAAAATGCTCCTTAGCATTTTTAAGCGCGGCTCCTATGCCGCCCTTCCCTCTATCTCCATGAGCATACAGAACGCCATCTATTTCGTGTATCGCATACCTGGGCTTCCATTCCCACTTAGGTGTTTCCCATATATCTGAGTATTGCCTTATTAATTCAGAAGGAATACCTATTGTAGTTGCCTTTCGCTTGGGCAAGCTATCGTGATTCCCCGTCATGACAACTGCTTTAGGAAACATCTTATACAGTTGGGCAACCTGCTTCTTGGATTGTTCGTATTCATCGCGCGGCCCCATAGCATTGGGATCCTTTTCGTGATACGAAATTGCGCCCCAATCCACCACATCGCCAATGTGAACCACCGTGTCGCACTTCCAGGTCTTATATATATCCCTTAAGAAGTCAGGATAGTCGTCCCTCATCGCAGGAGCATGTGTGTCCCCTATTATCAGAACCCTCGCCATCAACCCCTCCCTTTCTCCAGCCTAAAGCATAAAGAGCTTTAGACAAATCTATCGCACTGTCGTATACCCACTCTTCATCAAACATCTTGAATGCAAGAGCATGGAGCATTTCGTGAATAGAAACCTCTAATTCCTCAACGCCCTTTAGTCGTTTGTCTATTAAGATCTCAGGGTTTTCTTTTTTCGGGTGGTCGCAGCTGCCTCTATTCTTTCGCATACGGGTATATCTAATAGAATAATCACACCCGTTGATAGAAACATTAATCTTTTTCATTTTTTTATTATACAAAAAGCTTGATTAAACCAAAGAATGATTTATTCTAAAGATCTCCTCACTTGGGGGTGGCTCGTAAATCTCCGAATAGCGAGTCGCCCCCTCCCCTCGTAACTCCGCCAGCGCAATACACGACTAAAGAACTGCTGGGAGTGAGCCTGTTTCGCAAACGGGAGTGTTCCCCAGTCTCACCTGTAATACAATATAGGTGGGAGCCTGAGTTACCTACGGACTTACCCCTGAAATCGTTTCAGTGGTAGCCCCCGTAGCCCTTATCTCTGAGTCGGGGTGCGCGCTTGAGAGGACACCATTCATGAAAAAGTATTACGTACTTGAAGAAGAATATGGACGTGGGCCTATTAAAGGTGATGTGTTTGTCTGGGAGGGTGAGTATTGGAACAATACCGCTAATTCAACCAAACCTGAACTGCTAGTACGCTATTTGTATGACTTCGATGGCTTTTTCTTTATTGTCCCAAGAAGTGATCTGGTAGAATTTGTTTCTGAAAGAGAGCTTGAAGACCCTGATAAATACCACGATCACCCAGCAGACGGTAGAAAAATCTGGAACGTGTTCATTGAGAGGATGTAATGAGCAAAGTAAACTGTGAAGGATGCCTGTATTGGGACTCGAAAGAGGATGAAAGCGGTTGGGGAGTGTGTATGTTAACCTCTCCTGAAGCTCATGAAACGCTAAACAAGCAAGTCTTGTATATCGCTAAAGTAGAAAACGGAGAAGATCTCTGGATTCCTTTAGAAGAAACCGAAAAGTTCACAGCTTTCCTCCACACAAGAAAGGATTATGGTTGTGTACAATACGAACACAGCGACTTGCAATAGTTGCGGAAGCAAAAACCTTAGGCGATACAAAGTCGCATTTGGAAATAATCCATTAAAACGATACCTTCAATGCTTAGAGTGTGCCTGGAGCAAACAATTGACAAGACCTGAACCACCAAAGCACTACGATCAAGGCATACAGCCATGGGATGTAATCGACGCATGGAACCTAGACTTCTGGGAAGGCAACGCAATCAAGTACATTTGCCGAGCAGGTAAGAAAGATGGTAATACAGCAGTCGAAGATTACAAAAAAGCAATCACATATCTTGAAGAATGTGTAAGGAGAGCTTCCATTGATTGACTTCCTAATCAAAACACCAGCAGTATTCCTACTTTTCGCAGCGTCAATGGTCTTCTTCATGATCCAATTAAGGGCATACAACGAACTGCAGCAGAAGTTCAAAGAGTAATTAAGCAGAGAGAGAAAGCAAATGAGCAAAGTAGAGAAGTTACCACGAAGAGCAAAGGTAAGAATAGCCTATAACCTCCTAGAATCATCCAAGGTTATATGTCAAACACTTGAAGCAGTAAGCACTGTATACCTGGGAACAGAAGATGACGACTCCCTGTTCGTAACTGAAGCACTGTTATACGCAAGATCACTACAAAAGACCCTACAGGACATGAGCGATAAGAATGGCAGACCCAAGACTATTTCTGAGTAACATGCGATATGCCAAAAGCGCACTAGAAGCAGCCGCAAATATACTTCAACAAGACCCCGAAAGAGCAGAAAACCAAGAATTATCTGCTATCTGCATAAGCATCGGGGAGAAAGCTCGCGTCCTATCTAATATGCTGGGCGAAGAAGAGAAGCTGATTATAGAGAAATATAGCTAAATTAGCCCGCATACGGAGGAATGCTCCGCCTTTCTCTCTCAAGGCCTTCCTGGAGACCCCTGATCTCTGCTTGCCTCATTTGTTGATTGTGCAGCCTCTGCTGTTCCCTGAGGTCTCTATCGGCCTGCTCAGCCTGTTCTCGTTGAATTCCGGTTAAATCCATTGCGTCTTGGTTCATCATTTGCTGGTCGTAACTGCCACTCCACTCATCCTTGGGCCAGCCAGGGTTAGGCCAAGATGTGGTTGGCTTCATTGGGGGTGTATCAACGCGATTTGAACCAGGAACCGGTGGCATTACCTGTGGATTAAGAGCTTCTTCTAGCGGGCCTCTCATATCGCTAGTATCAAAAGGATTGCTAGGGGCTCTCTGTTTCAGCGGCGGAAGCCTCGGCGACTTAAACGGACTGTTATCTTGTCCAACTCCAGAGTTCCATTTTCGATCTTGATAGTTCTTCACCGTATTCTCCTTGGTTTTGCATTGCTTTACCTCCTGATTATACACGACCACTGAAATCATTTCAGGGGCTGCCGAATCAAACTCTACCAAAAAACAATTCCACGTTGATTTCGAGCGGTATCAGGCGGCCTTTTTACGCCTTTTGGCCTATAGGGGTGAAAAAATCTGTGAGTGGGACGTAATATAGTGTGTTCGCAGTTGGGGGGCAAGGCGGGGGCTATTGCCGAGTCAAACAAATTCCCTAGCACGAGGGTACGCCCTGCACGTTCTTTTCTCACCATCTCGGTCAATGAGACGGGCACACCTACCCGACTGAAGTCGGGCGAGGAGATGCCCGCACATTAACCTTTTAACGACATAGGAGATACATTATGTCAACCCAAAGTAAACCCCAGATGAAACTATCCGCACAGCCTAAGCTAAGCTACACACAGCTAGAGCAACGTAAGGCAAAGGCCACCCGCATACCGAAAGGGCATAGTCACGAGGCTGTGCTATCCGGCAGTGCTGAGGTCGTTGATGTCCCGCTGACTGATGGCGAGGGCAGGCTTCAGCTCCAGTACGTTGTCGATGGGGAGGTTCAGTTCAAGAAGCCCGTGCAGGTGCGTGGTGGCAAGACCTACCTGTATCCGCATACCCCATTCGCTACTGACGACCAGCTGAAGGCTCAGTTCGTACCCACCGTGTTCCTCTCCGTTAGCGGTACAAAGCCGGAGACTACGAGGATAACGCTTGAGTATGTCGAGGGCGAGCACCTAGCAACTGGCGACGTATTTGAAGTGGCGTGTGAGATGGGCACATTCGTGGACACTGCGGGGACTATGGAGTTCATCGGAGTGGACGATTGTGCTGGCAACCAGTACCTAGACCACATCAAAGATATGCTTGTGTTCATGGGTATCACATCGCACACTCTTGGTGTCGAAGATACCATGGAGTGGATGGTTGCTAACAAGCGAATCGTAATGGTAACTGATGGAGGCATGGCTGGTAACACGCTGAAATCTGTACTGTAAACAGGTTCAAGGCACAGGCATCTAACGGTGTCTGTGTCTTTTTTTATCTTCACCAGAGAGCTATCAACTGGGGGGAATTCTTAACGTGTTCTTCACATTGGTAGCTACTTTTATTTTCTAGGAGGGGTCAATGTATATACCATCCGTTAGCAGAGTCTGACAAAAACCCCTACTCCCTCGTTCCTCGGGATTAGAAATTTTTGCAGACTTAGGAGACAGAAATGAGTGCAGAGCAAGAACACTTTATCATGTTCGTATTAGTACCAGCTATCATCGGAGTGGCTGCGTTAATCAGCTTGATATACAAGAAACTACAGGGAGATCGGTGATGTCTAGTGTGTACAGCACCCTGACAAAAACCCTTTCTCCCTCGTTCCTCGCTCGTCAGTTTTTTGCAGGGTGAGAGGACTAACAGAATCAGATTGATGGCATGTCGTCATCAGTCACTTTCATTAACGCCATTTATAATCATAAGGAGATTCAACATGGCTACTATTAATAACCTTAAGCAAGTCAAAGAAACCACCGAGAGCCACATCGAAGGCTTGCAAGACATCATGGTCTACGGTGACACGGAATGGCAGTTCGTTGACGACAATCAACGAATTGATTGGCTCGTAAGAGATGACGAAGGCAACGTGGTAACAACAGCACCAAACGAGGGCAGTAAATACCACCGCATTGAGCGTATCAACAACGCAACCGGGTTCGATGATAACGGTCAGCCTATCATCGAGCGTATGGCAAATGCGTTTGCACCATACGACATCAGTTACGAGGCCTTTATGAATGAGCATGACAAGGACGAACAGGGTCGTGCTAGATTGCACATCCGAATCAACCACTGTCTCCTCACTGCCAAAGATGAGCACGGTGGGGTCATGATATTCCCATCCGCTATCGGACTGGCTGAAGAGGTGACACTCGAAGACGGTACCCACACACTGAAAGAAGTACAGTCAGTACCAATTCAGAAGTGGCGTAGCAGTACCATCAAAGGCTTTAACCTTGCAGGATACGGTCAACGCACCGACATCCACATGCTTGAAGCTGACGGTGTTAGCACAGTAGTAGTAACAGGAATCGAAGAAGCTCTGTTCGATGACAGATTCGATTGCTTGCATGTTAAGCGTACTCAACCCACCAAGCAAGCGGGGCCGAGTGTTAGCGTAGCATCTGTCATTAGTGGCAATGCGACAGCTAAACAAGAGCAGCAAGTTGACGAAGACATCTTTGTATAAGCTGAATGTGACCTGTTAAGTACATCTTAAAGACATTAATATACCCTCGCGGTTCATACGATATACATCCAAGTGCATTGTGTGGACTGCGGGGGTTTTTTTATTGACATTGCATTAGCGTACCACATACATCCGTTAGCAAAGGGAAGGATAGATGAATACAAGACGAGAACGTCAGCGAATATTTATAGGAGGAGGAGATAGGCGACATCAAATAATGTACCACTCACATACATGTTGCTTGAAACCGTCAGAGATATATGAATTAGCGGACATGATAGCAGTAAAACAGTATGGAAAACAGAGATGGTTTAACGTAGTTAAGCCCAGGTTTGCCGGTGAAGGTAAGCTTGATTGTTGTATCGAGGTAGTTGAGAAGTTTATATCCGATAAAGGTTCCGACCCAAAGGATACCAACTACCGAAAAGTTTTTGATTATGTAAAGGAAATGGATCAATGCAAACTACCAATTGCGAAACCAGTTATTACTTCAACACTGCAACCAACACATTTCAAATGAACCTATCCAATGGATGGTCTATTGAATACGAGATGAAGGACAAGGAGATACTACGTAATAAGTATGGCGAACGAGAAGAAGTGCTAATGAAATACGGCAGTATGAATATCAAAGTATATGACCCAACTAATAGTGAGTACGCACCACTATGCCAAGAGGATGTGAACCCTCAGGAAATTAGTGAGTACATAAACATAGTAAATAAATACGACGAAGAAGATATACCACATGCAAACCTAGTAGATTACGTACAAGCACATGACCTGGATAGTCTGGTAGTATCCAACCAAGACAGCAAGACATTGCTATCTGTAATTAAATCCAATGAAGAACTAGAACAGATCAGAAAAAACCACGAGCCTCAGCTAACACAAGCTGACCTGCAAGGAGGGAGTGACAATGCCTAAAGTATTAATTGAATTAGAGTTTGACCATGATGTTGTCTCTGCTGAAGATGTATACAACTATCTGTATGAGATTCTAGAAAACGAGTGCTTGAGTTGGGAGATAGAAACTAATGGTAACTCTAACTGAGAAAGAGGAAACAGTAGTAGATGAAGCATATAGATACTTCGTTGAGCAAGAACATGAGCCAACGCGAGCCGAGATGTATATGTGGACAGCAAGAAGAATGCAGAAGTACATGATGGCTGACTCACCTATGAATCGTCAGCAACTAGGTGTGCTTGAAGCAATCGTATCATCATTACCTTGGGAGAAAGATAAATGAAAAAGATATTAATAGTATTGTTATGCCTATGCCTGGTATCCATGGCTGGGTGTAGGACATTGGTAGTAAGCAGCGACGCTCAAGTAGAAGTGTTCCGCTGGTAAGTAACTGGGTAGGGCTGGCGAGTCTATGCACAAACTCTCTCGTGCATACTAGGTGGGGATCTAGATGTACTCGTCAGCCCTCTACCAGTAGGAGATATACATGAGCGAAGAGTATATAGACTGTGATCAATGTCAAGGCACAGGAATAGGTAAGTATGGGCCACCGGATGAAAGCAAATGCTGGGTATGCGGTGGACGAGGTTACTTTACTGAGGAGACAGCATGCAATACGAACACTTATCAAAAGAAGAACGTGAAGAGTACCACGCCTGGTTGGACAAGAAAGAACAGGAGGATATAGACTACCGGGAACGTATGTTAATTGGACTAACAGATATTAAACCTTTAGAAGGATACAAAGGATGGAAGAAACTAAAGCAGGACTGCAACTGACACTTGACTGCGATGGTGCAGTGAACACGGTGTTCCTTGAGTTCAAGGATATAAGCAAGGGGAACCTTGCAACACCTACACTATGCTCAATGCTAGGCGGTTCGATAAAGAACTTAATAGGAATCAGGCAGGTGCAGAAAATAAACGGTGTGATCAGCAGCTTTGAAGTTGATCTAGTTAAATTAACCCAAGCGTTTGAAAAGATAGAGGAGAGTTATAGAGATGAGCGAGAAGATAAACAAACTGATGGGAACGATAGCGATAACCAAGCCACACGTAATGAAGATGAGGGATGCGAGTAAAGCTATTGATGAAATAGAAGGATACTTTAACCACATACCCCTAACGATAACAAGACCAGACATACCCATACAAACAAACGTAGAGATGGCATTAAGGGCATCGTTCAAGATCGTAGCTGGATACAAAGAAAGGTTTCAGATTGAAAGGCTATGGGAACCCAGAGCAAAGGTAAGAGACAAGTGGAAGTTCGGGTACTTAAAACCTATATCAAGGACAAGCCCGGACGATACGGATACAGCTGAGTATCACCACATAGGATACGCATTGCTAGTTAAAGACAGTGGAACGACAAGCGGATACAACATAGAGATCAGCTACAACCACGGGAATCAATGGCATTCACTAGAGTATGCGACCATACAATCAGGTACTGTACCACTACCTGATAACTACTATCACGTATGCGTTTCGAAACTAGAAGCAATGCTTCTTGAATTACGTGGCAACGCATGGCCTGAGTTTAACGACAGACTTGGTACAACTCAGACACACAGTATAGTTGACCAGATATTGAAGATGATATGGGAAGACGCTGTTGAAGTGCAGAAGAATGTGTATTGGATACCAGAAACTGTGTATACATGGGAGACATTCAGGCAAGACATCAAGCATTTCTGTACAGTATTAGATTTCCCACCAGAAAGAAACCCTGAATCCGTTTCAGCGTTGTTTGAATCCCTAAAGAAAGACATCAAAGATAACATACATACTGCAAAGAGAGAAGCAAAGGATGAATTCAAGGGGTGGAAAGGACAGCATGCCCTAGAAAACATGAGTAAAGCAGATAAGTATCGAGAAATGTTTGGAGGATTAAAAGAATTCCAGGAACTTGTAGAAGAATTAAAAGACGAAGCAAAGCCATTAGCTTACGAGCATGTTGTTCGTGAGGAAGAAGATGTTTTCAGTGATATAACAATTGACTAGTAGAAAGGTTAGACCTATGAAGAAAGAAAACAAACAGCTTAATTGGGCATACATGATTGCACCTCAAGCAGGTGTGGCTGCCATGGCATACGGAGATCCAGGTACTGGTAAGACAGAGACAATCAAAGCATTAGCTGGTGCAACCAGCAGGCTATGGATACTCAACTCACTAGACCAGAAGGAACCGGAGGCCATGGGTGGATTCCCTAAGCCATCTGAAATCACACATCGAGGCAGGACATATCCAGTAGTAAAGAGAATACCTGAAGAAGACTTCGTGCGTGCCAAGCTTGAGCCATCCGTCATGCTGATTGATGAGTTCACCTGTGTATCAGAGGAGATCCAGGCAGCAGCCCTAGGATGGATGGCATCACCGCCTGAAAACTGTTGGGTATTTGCAGCAGGTAACAGGATTGAGCAGGCAGCTAATGGTAACGAGCTGACCGAACCTATGATTAACAGGATGTTGATCGTAGATTGGGAGGTTGATGTTGATTCATGGAGTGAGGGTATGAACAACGGCGGTGAGTTTAGTCCGCCCGAAGTACCTATCCTGCCTGCTGGATGGCAAGAGTTCGGGAAGATATATGCTGTACAGATCGCTGAGTTTGTGACTGGAGACACCACTCACTCACGGCCTGACTATCTCAATAAGGTCAACGACCCTGAGCGTATGGGTTTACCATTCCCTTCGCAGCGTAGCTGGACTAACCTCGCTAAGGTTCTAGGTGCAGCTGATTCTGTAGGTGCCAACATGGATACCAAGAATAAGATCGCTGCCGGTATGGTAGGTGAACACATAGCTTTAGAGTTCATGGCATTCCTTGAGCTGAGTGAATACAAAAGCCCAGAGGAAATACTTGCCAACCCTACTGAGACAGAAATACCTAAGCAAGCTCACGTAGCACTGTCGTATATACGATCTGTACTAAGAGCTGTGCATAGGCACACAACTGCTGACAGATGGGAAGCAGCCAGGGTATTCCTTGCATATGTACACAAGAAACTGCCCGATGTTGCCAAGAGTCTTGAAGCTAAGCTGTACCAGATTAAACCTGAAGGGCACAAGCCTAATCAAGATGAGTTATTCAGTGAGCTAGAAAAAGAAAGGCTAGGATAATAGGGAATAACATGAGTGATTCATTGAAAACAAATGACTTACAAAGTAAAATAATCTACCGAGAAAGCAATAGTTTAAGGAAGGGTCGCCTTGCAGCAGCGAGGCTATGGCCCTTCGCCAGGAATGCTATCTTCTCTATGCGTCCTATACCTGTGAAGGGATTCGGTACGCTAGGAGTTGATAAGCACTGGCGACTAGCTTATGACCCGGACTTTATTGAGACACTATCTGTCGGTGAACTGGGTGGGGTTATCCTACATGAGCTATTGCACTTGCTTAATAAACATCACGATAGATTTGAGTTAACTAACGACAGCTCAAAGGAAGACATATCAGATTGGAATATTGCTACAGATATAGCAATCAACGAGATGTTATCCCAAGAGTTCGATGATCAAAGACCCAGTAAGCATGACAGATTAACCTTACCGTTAGATGTTCTGTACTACTGGAACTTAAGTTACTCAGTACCTGGGCTAGAAGAGATAAAGATAGACGATCACTATAGCTCCGAAGAAAACTATAAAATTATCAAGAGTTATAGAGAGGAAAGAAAGAAAGATGCCAAGAAAAGCAACCATAAACGCACCGACGAAGGAGAAGTTCCTGGAAGTGGACTCCAAGCTGGAGCAACTACAACAGACATCGAGGGCACTAGAGGAGTTGATGACAACAGTGTCGAAGATGGACGAGATAGTTCTGACACAGAGCCAGAACAAGGGAGCAATACAGACACTAGCACAGCAAATAATGCACCTGAATCACACAACGATCCAGTCGATAGTGGAACTGCAGAACAACCTAGTGGAGCTCAAGATAACAGTGGATGCCTTGATGTCTCCGCAGATGGAGAACTATCCTGGACAGGGGATGCACAGACCAGACCCTGTTCAGGAGGCCTTCCGCCCGACCTAAGCAGTGTACTTGGTGACCCCAACGACGATGAGCATGGCATTGGTTTATCTAAAGATGAGATAGCCAGCGTCATGAAGGACGTTGCGTATCGCACTCAATGCAATGAAGGGTACACACCTGCAAGCATGAAGCGATGGGCAAAGGGAGTGTCAAAGCTAACGAACGATCCTTGGCGAAGAGTGCTTAACATAGTTAAGTCCGTAACCAAGAGATCAAGAGGGTCAGGTCGCAGGAGATACAACAGGTTTAATTATCGCAGCAATTACAGCAATGTGATATTGCCAACGAGATCTCACAACGAACCCAGGATTATGATTTGCTTAGACACATCTGGATCTATGATGGATCTAGACTTTAGCAAGGCACGTGGCCTAGTAAAGAACTTATTCAAGAACCTTAAGCAGACAAACAAAATAGACATATACACAGGCGACATGGCACTAGAGAATGTAGTGTCTATCAGTAAAGACCTAGCCGAGATGGAGTTAACTGGAGGTGGCGGCACTGATGTCGGTGTTCTTATTGAGGAATCTCTCAAGGAAATAGAGCACAAGCCAGACATCATTGTAGCTATCACTGATGGTTACACACCTTGGCCAAGTAAAGACATCGGTATCCCCTTGGTTATAGCCTACACCAGGGACTCGCGGATGCACAACACACCCAAGTGGGCAACCAGTATCCTATTGGAGGAGATTTAAGATGGCTAGTTTTAGCAATGTAGTAATAGTTGGTAACCTAACAAGAGATGTTGACTTGCGTACTGTTGCAACCAGGAATGGCGACAAGGAAGTAGCAGATATAACAGTAGCAGTTAACGATGGTTACGGAGAAAACCAGGCAGTTAGCTTTATTGATGTTACTCTATGGGGTCAGCCAGCTAAATTCGCAAGCGACTTCATGGGTAAGGGGTGGCCTGTCTTAGTGCAGGGTACACTGAAACAAGAAACCTGGGAGAAGGATGGGCAGAAGCGAAGCAAGATCAAGATCGTCGGTAGTACGATTAAGAACTTGAGATCCAAGAGGGAAGCTGAAGAGATGGGGCTAGGTACTGAAACGGTTTCAGCATCTCAACCATCCTTCGATACAAGTGCACCACCATTCTAGTAGATTAGCTAGGCCTGCAAGGGTATTGTCTCTCGCAGGCCTTAGCTTTAAGTGAGGAGATAAAAATGAGAGATAGCTATATCGTAGTGCAAGGAAACCCAATAGAAGGGTACCGGTTTATAGGGCCGATGCCAAACAAAGGAGCAAGGCTTTTGGCAGAACATCTAATGCCGCAGGAAGATACATACGTAGCACACCTGGAAGAACCGCAGGCTATACCTGCTCCACAAGATGATGACGGGGAGTATCCATTCTAATGAAACTAGCAATCAACGCCAAAGGATTGGCACGAGAAGTATATAGAAAGAAAGATCCAGGAATGGGTAAGGTACTACGTAAGCACTACAAAGATGTGTTTGCTTATGATGATGATAGAATAATCAAGCGGTGCATGAAGCACGTGCCTGGTTCTACATACGAAGAGTGGCTGCCACTGATTGGATAACCTTTGAAGATTTACGGTTACATCAGAGACTCAATAGATCCCGACTATTCTGTAGACGTACAGCGTATAGGGATCGAGTCCTGGTGTAGGCGTAACTACGAACAAGAACCATACGAACACTACACAGATGAAACCCCCTGGGGTGGAGTCAATATCTTTGACCGGCCAGCTGGGTCGGAGCTGTTCGAGATGCTGCAAGCTGGAGACATGATAGTTGGATACACACTAGCTAGATGTTTCACCAGTATACAACAAGCAGCCAGGACAATAGACGAGCTACGAGAACGTAGCATTATCTTTAACGTCGTCGAGTTAGGCTATGATCTGAACACAGATTACGGTGAACTCATGCACGACTCTGTTAAAACCTGGATAACATTCGATAGTACAATCAAGACCGAACGTATTAAAGAAAGAATTTCAGATCCAGACAAGCCCAGAAATAGACACTCACCTATAGGATACAAGCAAGTAAAGTCTGAAGGTAAATCTTATTTTGTTCCCGATGAAAAGGAACGTCAGATAGTACGTCAGCTAATAGAATGGAAGGACATCGACGGCATTACATGGTCAGAAGCTTTGCGCAGGATGATAGATAAGCCTCGTGCGTCAGGAACTAAATGGAACCAACAGAACATCCGTGTCGCATACAAGGCAGGGCTAGATGGATTCCCAGGCTGGAAGGGACAAGTCGATCCAGCTGAAATTATCCAAGAGAAGAAAAGGGAAAGCGCAAGGAAGAGGAAGATAGCATCCGAGAAAGAAAAGAAACGGGATTAAGCTTCACTCTATTTTAGTTTCTATCGTAGTTATACGCCTATCATGCTCATCTAATCTGCTATCAATGCCATCAATAGCACCCCAGACACGAACGTTCTTTGCCTTTTGATCAGCCATGTAATCAGCAAGCGTATTGTTTATTCTCTTTACTTCAGAGTACAACGCACTCATCCACCATACAGCACCGGCAAACGCACCGAGTCCTGAACCTACTAAGGATATGACCCCTAGTGCATTGTCAGTAAACCAACTCACCTACTCAATTCCTTCTTCCGTGATCTTACGCAGGTACACATTAACTATAGCAATAGCACACGTAACAACAGCTGCAATCACTGGTTGTTCTGCAATCCATTCGCTTCCAGCAATAGCCGTGAGTGCAGATACAGCCATAGTCCCTACATTAAACCAGATTGTTTTACTTTGATACCACTTTTTCATTAGAAGATTCCCTTCGATTTGATGAATACAAATACTGCTATACCAACGATTAATAATATCACTAACCACTTACGTTTAGAAGCAACTGCCTTTGCTTTTTCTGTGATTGCGTTGATCTTGTCAATTTTATAGTCACGACGAGAACTTTTTTTGTCTTGTTTGTCGTCTCGCTTATTGCGTCCAACCATGTTTTATTTTAACCTATAAAGTGTTGAAGAAATATTCCGCATACGATACCATTATACCATGTCAAAACCAGTAGACGAAATCCTAACGACCAAAGAAGCAGCTGGAATACTAGGTGTTACACAAAGCAGAGTGCGTCAGCTGATACGCGAAGAAAGAATAGAAGCCATTAATAAGAATGGGGGGGGCTGGCTGATAGAAAGAGATCACCTCCTGGAATTTGCATCGCACCCAAGACAAGCCGGAAGGCCGAGGAGAAAGGAGGAGTAATGCTAATACTAACCAGAACTAAAGAACAATCCATACAAATTGGTGATAACGTATCAATTAAAGTGCTCGACATCTATTCAGACAATAGAGTACGGATAGGTATAACAGCACCAAAGGATGTTCTTATATTGCGTAGTGAACATGTCAACGAAACGCCCGAAGAAAACAGAGCTGAGCTTAAGTAAGCCTGAAGCCAGGCATTACGCAGAGAGGATATACATTCTTCTGCTTAATGGTAGGTTCCCAAGCTGTCACAAAGCCATCAATGAAGCTGAGCTAACAGTACAAGGCAGCGAAAAATCTGCGTTGAACAGCATAGCTATAGCACAGCTAGATCTAAGTGATAGAGTTATCAATCTATTAGACAAGGCTGGGTACAGTTTTATTGGTGATCTAATTGGTGTCGGAGAAGAACATTTACTAGCAAGTATCCCCATGTGCGGGGATAAAACAATTGATCTAATCAAGGGTGCTTTGATGAAGGAGATGATCAAACACCAACAACAATAAGGAGATTGTTATGAAACAAATCTTAGAAATCTCAGCAGACGAATACTTTTCTTTACCGTATCTCTCTCAGTCTGCAATAAAAGACTTTAGAAACGAAGGGTCTTGGACTTACTACCACAAGTATGTCAAAGGCGACATAAAATCTAAGCCCCCGACTGATGCAATGAAGATAGGCTCAGCATTGCATGCCATCATATGCCCTGACATCGACATCGCTGAAACCATTTCAGTGGTGCCTGAATGGATAGACTTTGGCGGGATGCAACCTGAGAAAATTAACCGCCGATTAAAGAAGCATCGAGAATACCTTGCTGACTTTGAGGCAAAAAACAAGGGGAAGATAACACTAACAGCTAAAGACATGGATACAGTTATGGGGATGAGGGAGTCAGTCCTGAACAACCCAGCAATATCTAAATACATAGACAGGCTCACAGCCAAGAGGAGTGAAGTAGTAGCGTTAAACAAGGTTAACGACTACGATTGTAAAGCAATGTGCGACGCTGACTTTTCCGACGAAGGGCTAATCATAGACTTCAAGACAACTCGCCAGCACCTAGGTAAAGAGTTTGTTAAAGACGCTATATGGAAGTACGGTTATCAATACCAAGCAGCTCACTACTGCGATGTATTCAACGCAGAAAGATTCCTTATCGTAGCAATAAGAAACTTTCCGCCTTATGAATCCATGGTATTTGAAATGCCAGAAGAGTTTATTGGACAGGCCAGGATGCTTAACTATCAGGTGATAGATAGGATCAAATACTGCGAGTCACTATCGGAGTGGCACTCAGATGGCTGGGGAGAAATTATTAATATCGAGGAGATCATCGATGCCTAAGCATGAATCACTAAGAGCTGCACAAGTAGCGGTAATGAAAGACGTTGGATATGTCCAGAAGAAAGGACGTGTCGGATCAGGTAACTATGGGTACACATATGCTGGAGAAAAAGAACTTATCGCCCAGCTCAGGCCATCAATGATTAAGCATGGCATTGTTATGTATCCAGACATTTGTGAGGTAGTTAAGACAGAGGACTACACCACAAGCAAAGGACATCGAATGTCTCTGTTCTTAGGTAAGAGGAGGTTTTGTTTTGAGCATGTTGAATCTGGTGAGCAGGCTTTTGTTGAGGTCTTTGCTGAGGCTTCTGACCAAGGGGACAAGCGTGCATCAAAGGCTATGACCCTAGCCAAGAAGTATGCACTGCGTGAGTTCTTCTTGATTGAAACGGGAGACGACCCTGATGCACAGGTGTCTAAGCGTGCAGTTGGCAACGAAGACTTTCTTAAGAAAGCAATCAGTGCCATCAAGCAGACACCTTTAGAAGGACTCGATGAAAAGAATGAAGCAATCGTCACAGCAAAAGAAATAAAGTGGACTGACGATGAGCTGATAAAGATTAACGATGCACTCATCAAGAGAAGAGAGGAGTTGATGAATGAAGGAGACACTTAATCTCCAGCATATCCATGTCTTATGCTCTATGCTTCTAGATTCAGGCAGCCCACAAGAGCTAGCTGAGTATGGCAAGAGCATAAAGACTTGGAATATGAATGAGCGAACTAAAGAAGTAGCGAGGGAACTATACACCTCGCGAATGGATACCATCCTAAGTAAAGGAAACGATATAAATGTCTGAACTAATAATCAACAGAGAGATTCAAGAGCTTTTGCCTGAGCTAAGTGAGGCAGAGTACAAGCAGCTAGAAGAGAATATCATCAGTGCCGGAGGAGCAAGAGATCCTATTGTTGTGTGGAAGGAAGAGAACATCATCATAGACGGTCATCACAGGTACCATATATGTGATATGAATGGCCTATCGTTTAGCACGAAGATGCTGTCGTTCCCTGACAAGGCTTCTGTTTTTGGGTGGATGGTAAAGAACCAGGAAGGTCGAAGAAACATGACACCCAATGCCATCTCTTACCTGCGAGGAAAGCACCTTAGTGAACTACCAGAAGGTGAAAGAACGCAAGCTGCTAAGGCGTTAGCTGAGTCAGCCGGCGTTACTGACAGAACGGTGTGGTCTGACAAGGCGTTCGCCGAAGAGGTAGATGAGCTACCAGCAGACGAAAAGAAAGAAGTGCTTCAGCGTAAGAAGCGTACCAGAGCTGTTGGTGAAAAGAAACCAAAGGCAGAAGAGCTTTGGTATGTACTTGAAGGAAAGCCATACCGAGCAGCGAAGAGAGAACTTCATAGGATACTCGCTGAGATGGAGACTATCTCCGAGGATCCTGTACGAGGCAAGATAATTGCAACTAAGTTTACTCGTATTAAACACAACCTTGATGAAGCGATTGATGCTATTAGCCAGTGTGAACCTGTAGAGGAGTGTAACGGATGCACAATAGAAACAGCAGCGGGATGCAACAAATGTTTTGGGACAGGGTTTCTAAGCCGCGCAGCCAAGGAAAGCAGGGATCGTTAAGTTATTTTAAGGAGAGAAATTACCAAGCTCAGGCAAGAGAGGCTGTCGAAGAAGCATTCAAATCATACGACTCTGTTGTCATAGAGCTTGCAACTGGACTGGGTAAGACTGAAGTCTTTACACAGATAATGAAGACCTGGACAGCGGGGCGATGCTTAGTCATCGCCCCGTACATTGAACTAATATCTCAAGCAGCGAAGAAGATCTATGCAAGAACAGGTGTACAACCTGGCATTGAGCAAGGCCCCAACTGGTCTGTCGAAACTCCATGGGGTAGAAGCAAGTATGTCGTGGCTTCTAAGGATACACTTATTTCTAGAGATCCACCTCGTTACGAACGGCTGCGAGATATTGGGCTGGTTGTGGTGGATGAGGCCCACTTATCTATTACAAGCAGATGGAAAGACTTACTTGATTACTATCGAAAAGATGGAGCCAAAGTTCTTGGCGTTACAGCCACAGCAAAGCGACATGATAGAAGAGCAATGCTTAACAACTATGAGTATTGTGCATTCCAATACGGTATTAACCAAGCCATTGATGAAGGCTGGCTAGTACCAGCAAAGAGCTGTTGTGTACAGCTTAAGTCCCTGGACTTAAAGGATGTATCCACTACGAACACAGTGTTTGGTGCAGACTTCAATCAAAAAGAACTAAACAAACTATTAGAAGACTACGAAACAGTAGCGGAGATAGCAGATGTTACCGCAAGAGAAACACGAGGAGAGAAGACCGTTGTTTACTGCTCCTCAGTCGAAGAGGCAAAGCTCGTCGGACAGCGACTCAATGACAACTACGGAATCAAAGCCGACTGGATTGCTTCAGACCCCAAACGATGCACCCCACAGCATAGACGAGAGGTTATGCGATCTTTTCAAGAAGACACTGAGGGTATTACTCATGTCTGCAATGTGGGTATCCTTACTACTGGGTGGGATTTTCCTGACCTTCGAAACATTGTCATGGCTAGACCCACCAAAAGCCGTGCCTTATACACTCAAATTTTTGGGCGTGGTACTAGGCCTCTCAGTGGCGTGGTTGATTTCGATAATAGCAATGCTGACACTCGGAAGGAATCTATAGAGTTTAGCGACAAGCCTCACTTCAGAATGATAGACCTGGTTGATGCCAGCCTTGCACACAAGATAGTTACGTCAGTAGATGTAATGGGAGGTGAGCTGGGATTTGATGTACTTGCCCGAGCAAAGGACAAGATGATCGAAAAGGAAAAGGCTATGGATCTTGATGATGTGCTGCTTGATGCACAGAAAGAAGTCCGTGAGCAAAGAGAAGCTGAAGAGCGAGAGAGAAGAAGGAACATTAAAGCACGAGCTGACTACAACAAGTTCGATGTTGATCCTACAAAAGGTGGAGGCAGTGGAGTACGCACGAAGAAGAAGGAGAGAGGTGCGAGAATGCCATTCGGTAGATTTAAAGGAAAATTAGTACGGGACTTAGAAACGTGGTACATAAAGGGAGCCATCTGGCAGGACAGACCTAAGATAAGCAAAGGCTGGTTAAGGGATTCAATGATACGTGAGCTAAACAAGAGGCTTGGATTATGAAGCTGACACGCAAAGAGATACTAGAACTAATGGATGAAAGAAGGGAATGGGCAGAGAAGCACCATCACTGCTGGATATGTAATGCCACCAGTCACGCAGGGTTCCCCCTGGAAACACACGAGATAGAGAAGAGAAGCCAAGCACCACACCACAAGTGGGCATCCCTGGTAAACTACTTCCGTGTGTGCAAGAAGTGTCATATGGATGACGTTGAAGACATGACTCATGCTGAACAGTTAGCATACAAGAGAGTTTATGATCCGGAAAACTACGATAGAATAGAGTGGATGAAACTAAAAGACCCTGAACTCAAAGCACCAAAGAGAGTAGAAGCATGGGAAGTCAAAGAAGCTCACGAAAAGTTCCAAAAAAGAGGGTGGAAATAACCATCCCTTACCCGCCAAGCGTAAACACATACTGGAGAATGGCCAGGGGAAGGATGATTATATCCAAGAGAGGGCGAGAGTACCGAGATGCAGTAGATGTTGCAGTAAAGAATCACTTCGATTCAGAAGAAGTAGAAGACCCAAGGCCACTACTAGGTAGGCTCAAGGTAAAGATCAAAGCAATCATGCCAGACAGGAGGAGAAGGGACATAGATAACATAGCCAAGGCAACACTAGATGCACTAGGATACGCTGGAATATACGGGGATGACGAACAGATAGATGACCTTCGGATAGTGAGAGGAGAAGTGCTAAAGCCAGGCTGCCTTGATATAGAAATAACAGAGAAGAAGGAGGTATAATAGGAAAGTACCTTTAGGATTTTTCAATGACAACTACAGTAAATGAAATAATTGTTACCGGAAACGACGATGGCTACATGGACGAAGAGTATTACTACGGCATGTACGATTCTTCTTCGTCCGCCCTTAATAGAACTCATGCTCGTGTTCGGTTTGGTCAGTCGTCTACTATGGGCGACATCAATATGCACCATAAGATTTTGACGGGCTACTTTAGATTTCAAACAGTAGACATACCTCAGGGAGCGAGCATTGTTTCTGCTAAACTGCAGCTTGCTTTCCATAGCACCGGCACTGGAGTTGGGAACACCTTAGACATATATGGGAATGACGTAGATGATGCCTCAGCCCCGACCACTCTTAGCGATTTCCGAAGCAAAGTTAAGACAACTGAAAAGGTGACTTGGACTCTACCATCAGGAAGTGCAGGCACTTATTATGACACGCCAGATATTTCAGATGTTGTTCAAGAAATTGTTGACAGGTCAGGCTGGGCTGCGAATAACGACATAATGTTTATTCTTCCTGCTACCTCGTGGAATAGCTCTACAAACTGGCTTTATCAGTTTAGAAGCTATAACTACGGAGGTTCTTACAAACCTAAATTAGTAATAGAATATTCGACAGCAACCGCAAGTGCTGTCCCAATGGCACTTAATACATATCAACAAATGAGGAACAACTAGAATGTTTCTAAAACAATCCACAGCTTACACTTTTCGTTTCGGCCCATTCTTAGATGACACTGACGGAAAGACTGCGGAGACCGGGCTTAGTATTAGTCAGGCGGATATACGGCTATCAAAGGGTGGTGGCAACTTCGCCCAGAAAAGTGAAAGTTCTACATCTACACATGATGAGATTGGCTTTTACATTGTTGCGTTAGATGCCACAGACACAAACACATGTGGCGAGTTGCTGATTGCGTGTCATGAATCAGGAGCATTGCCAGTATTCAAAACATTTTACGTACTAGAAGAAGCTATATACGATGCCATGTTTGCTGCTAGTGCTAGTGCTTTCGATGCTAATGCTAGGGTTGATGTGGCTAGCATCGAAGGTTCTGATGCCACCGACCAGATAAACGCTGCATGCGACACTGCTTTGTCAGACTACGATGCTCCTACAAAAGCAGAGTTAGATAGTGCGTTCACTGAAATTAAGGGCGGAAGCTGGTCAGCATCTACGGATACGCTTGAAGCTATCCGAGACAGAGGCGATGCTTCATGGGTAACAGCAACAGGCTTTAATACAACTACGCCACCAACAGCAGCAGCTATACGCTCAGAAATAGATAGCAATAGCACTCAGCTTGCAGCCATCGTAGCAGATACGAACGAGCTTCAGGGAGACTGGGCCAATGGCGGTCGCCTTGACTTGCTTTTAGATTCAGCCATATCAAAGATTGATGTCGTCGATGGCATTGTAGATAACATATTAGTTGATACTGCAGAGATCGGTGCAGCAGGGGCTGGCCTAACAGCGGTACCGTGGAACAGTGCTTGGGATGCGGAAGTTCAAAGCGAATGCAATGATGCCTTAGTTGCAATTGGGCTTGATCATATAGTCTCAGCTTCCGTAGCAGGGTCAGATATAGCAGATGATTCTATTGTCGCTAAGCTAGTCAGCAAAGAATCCACTGCCGACTGGGATGATTTCGATAACACAACAGACAGCTTACAAGCTATACGAGATAGAGGTGATGCTTCATGGACTACCGGTAGCGGTGGTGGCGGTGGAGGTGGCGGTGCTAGTGCTGCTGATATTGCAGATGCAGTATGGGATGAAGCCGTTAGTGCACATTCCAGTGCAGGTACATTTGGCAAGTACATAGCAGACATACTTACTGACACTGGAGAGATTGGAGCAGCGGGTGCAGGGCTTACTGCCGTGCCATGGAACTCTGCCTGGGACGCAGAGGTGCAAAGCGAATGTGCTGACGCATTAACAGCCCACTGGGGAGCCACATTAACAGAGTCTTACGCATCTGATAATGCAGCAGCAACACCTGCTCAGTTACTGCACATGATCTATTGTGCCGTAAGTCAATTCAGTATTAGTGGTACTACAATTACTGGCTACAAAATAGATGGAAGTACCACGGCCATGACATGGACTCTTGATGACGCAAGCAATCCAGTAGAGAGAAAGAGAGCTACGTAATGGCAGCAAAGGATTTCATAGGCCCTGGTTTTGTTGGCGATAATAACATTAAGTTTATTGTCACTAGAGGGATGGCTGTACTAACGCCAGATCCTTTGTATATCTCTATGACTCATTACTTAAGAGGCATTGAGGGTAATATAATTACTCAAGACGACGAGGGTGCCATCAAAGTTCAGTTCGGGTACGGTGTACCTGATCCATTTACAAATACAAGCGATACCTTTGTAGCAATGGAAGGCTACGAAAAAATTGGTGGCGATTCATTTGTCGTACTAGAAGATCACGCAGGTAATATAAAGATAAAGATTATCTAGTGCGAGCGTCGCTTCTGATCTTGTTGTTATACTTTAGCATCTCAAGAAGATTGTATTGGTCGCTTCCAGGGGTAAGGCTATCTAGCGTAACGCCTGCTTCTGGCTGCGGTATATTGAACTGGTAGAACCCAGGTGTAATGTCTACCATGTCCAATACTTTCCTATTCATTGTCTGTCGCTTTTGTTTATCAGCGTCATAAATAGTTCTCTGGCCCATGGGCAGTAGCATCATCAAGTTATCGACTGTCTTGTTGTCAATTATCTTTGGATACCATCCTCCCCATTTCTTTCTGCCAGCTTCGTCCATCTCTTGGTCGAACACATCCTCCTTCTTCAGTGCACGGGCGTGCCCAGGAACCAATCCAAACACAGGGTGGTTTAGCCAGTGGTTCTTATCTCTTACTTGAAGGTCTGCGTCTTTCCCGATTACAGTTTTACCTCTAGATAACTGACGGGGATCTCTGCCGTAGAACAAGTCCTGCCCAAACGCCATCTCTGCTCCAACTTGAGCCACAGGGTTAGCTCTGACTGCTAGGTTTCTAGCTAAATCTCCAGGGCTAAAGCTTGTAGGTATTAAGTTCATAACATCTTCAAAGGGAGTACCTACGCTGTGTATGTATTTCATCTCCCTGGTGCCATCCTCTTTGACTTCATCATATAAAGGTACACCTGCACCCTCTCTGATATAATCTGGTGCCCAAGGTTGGAACTCATCATCTCTCTTAAGGCGACCGATGCCACGCATAGTGTGCATCATTCTACCGCCTGGTTCTGTTACCATTTTCTCAAGAACAAATGGCACCATGTGCCTAGTAAATGTATAGAAGCTAAAGCTCCTACGCATTACATTCTTTTCAAAGTCACTGAGATTTGAGTAATCTACTTGTGACTTCTTAACTAAGTCTACCGCTGCCTTTGGGCTATAGCCTTCTTTAACCAGCTTCCAGAATGGTGCGATTCGGTTATATCCTTCAATCTTACTAGCAGCTTTGTGTCCTGCTGCGTGCAATGCTGAACGGTGACTATCTCCAAATGCCCCCTTACCTACCATTGAACCAGGCGAAAACGGGAATACTGGATTGACCATACCCACAATATCCCACAGCGTCATGTCGTATTGACCGTTCGCACTTTTGGAGAATAGTCCTTTGATGTATTCCATAGATGCTTCAGTGCCTTTAACAGGCTTGTCGGACATCTTAACAAGTTCACCAACCACGTCAGCGTGCTTTTGGTTCAGGATAACTTCCATCTGTGGGGATTGCATATCAGGAACCCACAGTCTATTGCTGAATATATGGGCTAGTCCGATGCGAGTCCCTATCTCATCCGTCATACCACCGGCCTTGGCAATATCCGCTTCGATAGTTCTCCTTAAAGAATCCGGGAATATGGACAAGTCCCAGTTCACCCTTCCTGCACCGGCTACAGCATTGCCCAGCATCGTATTGTGTGCATCCGCTAAAGAGCGAGCACTCCAAGATTTTGTGATCCAGTTGTTGAACTGACCGCCAAGGAAGTTTCTAGTATGGAAACTAGGGAAGAGTATAGTAACACCAGCACGCCAAGCATTCTGGAACTTGTCCAATACGGAAATAAACTCAGAGAAGCCATTCACTTTCCCTGGATTTTGCTGTGCCTCAAGAAGCATACCTGCACTTGAAACCATTTCTTCGGGGACATAGATCATATGTTTAGATCCATGGTCATTAAGGTAACGGATTATCTGCTCATCCGTTAATCTCCCTCCCCCACTGACATGCCTTAGAGTTTCTGGATTGGCCTCTATAATTTTGCGGGCCATTGCCACTCCTGGCACTTTCCTTGTAAACGTCGTGGCACCGAACTGTTCCTCTAGTTCCCTTCTTGTTCCTGAAGGTAGTAAGACAGATTCCTCTCTCGTCATGCCAAGCTGTTCGAGCGCTGCTTTTAAGCTTATATGTTTCTGCTGCACAGACCTTGGGTCTAACTTAGATACGGCGCTCTCAGCTAAAGACATACCTATCTGTTCGTGTGTAGCAACAACCCGGTGCATCTTCTCAGCATAGGCCATGTACGATTCAACTGGGTTAGCAACAAACGCTGGCATCCCTTCTCTTGCATGCCTTGAATCAAGCTTGCCCATGAACTCGATGACTTGATCTAAGTGACGATCCTTTTCTGCTTGTGTTGTAGGTCTAGTTACCCTTCTGCCATTTTTGTCTATGTCTACGGCTTTCCTCAGCTCTATGTCAGCGATACCATTAATCTGTAACGCGAGTGGTTCTTTACCTCCGTAGCTTAACTTGACTCCTTCTTTCCTACCTGACCCTATCTGTATTGCTTTTCGTATGTACTTCCTCAGGAAGCTCTTTGATTCCCAGGGTCTGCTTCCTCCGTATGCAGTATCTTCCCATACATTTGTTAGCTGATCTAATGTTTCTCGCCCTGTGCCCTGAAGGTTATAGCCTCCGTGCTTGTGTGCTATCCCACTAAGGAATGGATCCATAGATAATTCCTGGATACCAGCTATACCGTGTGGTATATCCCTGAATAACACACGAGCTTCCTGGGATTGATGCTCTGTTAAGGCTGTTGCTTTAGGCTTGAACTGTGTAGGTGATCCATCGCCGAATCCCTGGAATAGCATACGGTGTACATAGTTATCTCCGATCTCAAGATCGTCAAGCATCTGTACTTCCACACCGGCTTCGCGTGCACGAAGGTACATCTGCTTCATGTCTTTCTTTAGATCAAGAAGGCTGTCACCCACGGCCTTTAAGTCCGTTGGCAAGTTGTATGTCTCGTCCTCCATGAACCTGGTTAAGGCGATGTGGTTTCTGGATACTTCTTCCTGAGTTAGTTTTCGCCCACCACCTAGGTCATGGCCTACTGCAAACCTTTCAGGAATAGCCTCCATATTACGCAGGACATTTTCAGATCGAAGCCTAACCAAACGGTCAGCCTCCCTCGCTCCTCGCCATGAATTCCTAGCAAAGGCTTGCGCTTTAGGGTCGAGCATGCCCTGCAGCTCTGGGTTAAACAGGACTCTTAGGTGATTAATCCCAGGAGTCATCGCTACTGTGTGTTTAAGCTGCCCGGCTGTCTTGGCTATACCTTTGGTCATTTCATTAGTACCAAAGCTACCTATGCTATCACCCCACATAGACCGGCCAAATAATTTAGGTACAGGATTGGCTGACTGCCTACCAAAAGCATCGCCTATATTCTGATCCAGTAAAGCCTGCAGCTGTGACTGTTTCTTATTACCCTGGATAAGACCTGTGTCTATAAGACCTTCAGCTTGAGCTGTATTAATGAAGTTGTCGTTAAAAGATTTAATGAGTGGGTCAGCATCTGCACCCATCTTTTTTCGAAGGCTATCTGTGTATGCCTCAATACCTTCACCAACGGTGCTGTCCATCTTTGTGAACTTAGGGAGTAGACCAGTCTCATATGATCGGCCAGCTTTTATTGCTGCTGCCTCAACCACATCATCAAGTGCCCCCATCTTGTTTAAGACTTTACCGCCTTTTGTAAGTGCACCGACCCCGCCAAAGGTTATTAAGTTAAGAGGGTCTAATGCCATTTCAGCAGCAAATCCAGCCGCACCTTGAAACATATTGTCTTTGTCGTGAAGACCAAGTACATCTCTACCGGTGGCAATGTTCTCGGGATTCGTTAAGCCAAGTTTATCCGAATAAGGAAGCGGGGCAAGAAGCTCCGAAGCTTTGAAGTCATGCTCCGGCCCACCAAACCACGATCTAACCTCTGATCCAATCTGACGCAAAGGTCTAGCCGGTTTGTCGAGTATTCCTCCAAGCCATTCTAGCCAACCTTCTTCACCACCAAACTTTTCTTCCTCCTGTTGCGGAGTGTAGTATGGAGAACTAGAGGCCTTTGGTGTGGTAGGCGATCTGTACATGCTATTGCCTCAATTAATCGTTAACGATATTTCCATACGTCTTCTGGCTTCCTGTCTTTCGATTCCGAGCCACCAAACATGCCCTTTATACTATCGAACCAGCCTTTTTCTTCTTTAGGCTTTTCTGTTTCAAAGTCTCTTGGGTCGCTAGGTGCAGAAAGAAGGCCGTTTGGCATTGCATTTAGGTACATCTTAACTAGCCGACCGTACTGCGGGTGACTCTGGTACTCTAAAAGAAGAGGCGTGTTCTTTATGAACAGCTCATACTCTTTTCTGTGATGCTGGCGGAACCGGGCAATTCTTTGTTTGCGTTCTTCCGGTGTTAGGTTTTCATCGTCGGCAGGCATGGTTATACCTCTTGCTGCCAGATCATCTTGCATTTGGTCATTATGCTGTGTAATAACCGAATCTATTATACTGCGTACTCCTGCCGGTATCTCCATAACTTTTTCGGCCTGCTTAGGTGTGAGAGCTTTAGCCTGGATAAGCTCATTCAGCATAGTAGTTGGCGTGAATCCTTCATCCTCAAGCAGTCGGCCTTCGGCGAGTATTCGTGCTTGGTTGCCACTATCAAGAGCTTTGGTGTACTGCTTCATTCTTTGGGTAGCAGCTTTTCTTATCTTGTTTTCGTAGTCTTGCCTGAACCATGGCAAGGTAAATCTGTGGCGGTTTATATCTGCCATATCCCTTGAACTGTACCCAGTCATGGTAACGGGGCCGTACTTAGAGTTTAGTTGCATGCGTGGATCTATACGAACCCGATGTGTTTTAATCATGTTCTTAGACCACTGATCTAACTGGCTCTTGCTATAGCCTACCGGCCCGTCCCTACGGCTAAACCTTTCCATGAACATATTCTTATTTACTCTAGGGTTGCCTTTAATGCCTTCCATTATTCTTTGAGCAGAGTGTTTAGCTACTCCGTTTGACATCAAAGACTTTTCCATCACCTTGTAAACATCTCGTTCATCTGTTTTTTGCTCAGGCTTAAGTTCCGTGTAGCTCTGCTCTAGATTCGGCTGAGGCTGTGGCTCTCCTCCCATTACCAAACCACCCATATCACTAGCACCTCGCTCTGAAACGGTTTCAGGGGGTGCAGCCTGCGGCGATACACTGGCTCTAATCATCTCTTCGGGAGGCAGCCTCTGTTCACTCCAGCCTGAAACAGGCGAAGGCCCATGAACATCAGATTCCATGCTGCCTGTGTAATACTTATGCTTTAGACCGGGCACAAAAGGCCTGCGAGGATCTACTTCATCTGCATAGTCATTTGGATACATTGGATTCATAATTATCTTAATCCCTGCCAGTGTGGTTGTGGTATTAATGCTCCGGCTGGAGGAGGTGCTAAACCACCAAACTCCTGCGCCCTTCTCTTGCTTTGCTCTTCGGATTCAATATGCCCTACGTCAGTAGGATCAATGTAGTATTGGCCATATCTTTGCGCGTCTGACTTTGTGAAGGGACTTGCAATATCTTCTGCATGCTGGCCTATATCCATTATATGGCCTGACTCGTATGGTTGCATCTTCGATGGTAGAACATTCCCCTCGGCTGTTGTTGTCTCTGGATAGAACACCATAGTCCTGTTTTTCCAGAGCCTTTCTCCCCTATCTCCTGTCTTTCTAGTAATGGCTTGTTCAGCTGCACTTAGTGCACTCATTGGATTTATGTTCCAGTCCCAGTCTGGGATTAGATAATCCAGTGGCGTAGCGAATAAACTCCTTGGTCTCTCGGGGTCGCCTGTGTGCCCTGAGACCGCATCGCTGGCATCTTTAAGGGTAAATCTATCACCTAATCCTTCTAGGCCTCCGCCTTTCTTAAATGAATAGCTCCACCCAGCATCGCGTTGACTTATTCTATTCTCGTTTGGATTAAGAAGATCGTAACCTTGCATTTCATCATCACTGAATCCAGCGGTGTACCCCTTACCTCTAGTCGTAAACTCTTTCTCTAATTCACTAACTTCCGATTGAGTTAAGTCGCTAAACTCTGTACGCATCATCCTTCCTCGGATCTGCTCAGCTTCTTCGTCGTCCAATGCAGATCGTCCTAAGAATTTCAGGGCGGTCATGTTAAGCATTCTTAGCTTTTCGTCATTGTACTTCTTAACATATCCAGGAATTCTTCCATTTACTTCTTTGAGAGATACTTCAGTGCCTGTTCGGTTGTTAATCACTACCCCAGCATCTTCGTCCAAAGACCACATAGAGATGTTTGAGTATGGGGCACCGTCGTACATCATTTGTTGAAG